TGTGGCAGCGTGCGTGGCAGTGTCTGTGGCAGCGTGCGTGGCAGCGAGTGTGGCAGCGAGTGTGGCATCGCGTGTGGCAGCGTCTGTGACAGCGAGTGTGGCAGCGAGTGTGGCAGAGTATGTGGCATTGCGTGTGGCAGAGTATGTGGCAGCGAGTGTGGCAGCGACTGTGGCATTGCGTGTGGCAGCGCCTGTGGCAGAGTATGTGGCAGTGTCTGTGGCAGTGGCTGTGGCAGAGTATGTGGCAGCGTGCGTGGCAGTGTCTGTGGCAGCGCGTGTGGCAGAGTATGTGGCAGCGCCTGTGGCAGAGTATGTGGCAGTGGCTGTGGCAGTGGCTGTGGCAGCGTCTGTGGCATTGCGTGTGGCAGCAATAATTTCCCTTTCGTACAATATCGCCGCCGACGCGCCATAAGCGAAAGCCATGACGAGCGGTGAAGGCACAATCACAATCCGAGGCACTTTCAAGCGAGCGGCGCGATATATATTTTCAATCGCCGGGATAATCTTTTCCGGCTCAATCGGAGACGTTCGCATTGCTCTTTCTATCCATAAACGCGCGTGTTCCTCCATCTTTTCTTTTTCGGCTTTTGTTATACCGCCTTTTGCACTTGTTTTTGTTCTTGTTATTTTGCTCATTTTATTTTTCCTGATGTCTGTTGGCGCAAGCAAATTGGCCACGGCAGTGGTTTGCCGTGGCTGTGGTCGTTATTCGCCAGCGGTTTCTTGATTGCGCGCATGATAGTCGGGAGCAAGGCGCGTCGCCATGACCTTGATATCGTCCTCAATGGCCACTGCGATTGAGCTGCTGTCTCCAGCAAACTGAGCGCCAAACGCAAGATAGTTTATGCCGTCAACGTAGTGGTCTCTCTTCGTGCGGCTCTCTTGCATGCGCGCCAGCTTGTTGGCATGCAGGATCATGGCGACGTCGTACTTACTGATCGACTTATTCAGGATGATCGACGCAAGATCGGCGCTGCGCTGAAAACAGGCGTCTTCAGGCCCATATTCTTTGCCGCGTTCGGTGATCAGGCTGGCGGCGTCCTTCAAAACTTGTCGATGATCCATGATTCTCTCCTTCTGCTTTTCCCAGCTTTTGTTTAAGCGACGCTGGCTATACCGTTCTTCCACATTGAGGATTTGTTGTCAATTAAAATTCTACGCCTGCTGATAAAGTTTTCCATCAGCCACGAATTGGCGTGAGGAACGACAAACCCCGGGACCCTATCCGCCTCCCCTGAAAGTTGTTCGGCGGCTAACCGGATTTCATTTGGTTGAGCCCATTTTACCGCCTCACAGTAAACCGCAAATGCGCTCTCCCGATTGTCCTTCCGGGGAAACATTTGCCAGAAAGCCTCAAAGCTCGAAGCCGCCTCGTCTTTCGAAAAATGACGCGGACCAGCCGCCGCAGATGCCGAATCAGCCTCGTCCATCCAACTGCCGCGATTCAGCCACGTCGTAGCCAAAGCGGTGTATTGGGGATTTTCGCCCATTCTTGACCTAGAATATGCTTCCGCTCCAGCTAAAATCTCTTCCTTTGAGGCAATCCGCCTAGCTTTCTCGTAAGCTTTAATTGCACCTAGCTTTGCGGCTTTCTTGGGATAAATCTTCCAGAACTCCGCAAACTCGTCTTGAATAGCCTGCCGCCCTGTGGGTGCAAGTTCTAGATGCTCTGGATCAGGGGGCGGCTCAGCGTGAACAGATGAACGAGATATATATTTTTCTATTGGTTGGTTAAGTAGTAGGTTATGTGGCTCTGTGGGAGCCGGGGGCACTTCCCTGTGATCCGGGCAATCTTCATCCCGAACCCTCTCAGCGGGATCATCAAGAACTATTGTACCGGCAGCTTCCAATGCTTTTAAGCTAAGCCGATATACGCTTGACCATTGATCCCGATATTGAATGGTAAGGAAACCTGCATCACAAAGAACTTTCAATTTTCTCTTGATCGACGCAAACGACATTCCAGTCAAATCCTCAAGCTTACGCTTGGAGGGAAATGATTTTCCATCACCATCTGCAAAATCAGCAAGTTGGAACAGAAGGAGCTTCGCGAGGCTATCATCCATGCGGATGGCTGCCACTGCTTTTGTGTGATCAAACGACATGGCGAGTCCTCAGCATATGAAAAGTGAGCGGCTTTTCTCTTATGATTTCAATGTATTTCCCCCTGTCTAAATATTTTATCTTTTCCTTTACTTCCATTTCGCTCATGCCCGTCAAAAGAGCTAACTTTTGGATATTAGGGGTAAATAGTTCATTCATGCCGCACCCATCAGCCATCATCAAAAGCAAGAATTTGGCGGCAGGGTCTTTGTGGGAACAGTCGTGCAGTACGTCACAATAATAACCCAAGCTCATCTCAGCCTCCGTAGGTTCGAAAACGCCGAAAACCGCCATGACCCTGTGGGCGGCGGCTATTTTTCCAGTTGTGGAGATTAGGGATACTCATCATGCGCCTCAATTCGGGTCTTGCACGATGAGAAAAATGAGGATAAATATTCCCTCAGTTATCTCAACGCGCGCCAGCATCGCGGGTTGGTTCAGAAGCCCCGAGGTTCGCGCCTTGGGGCTTCATCTTTTTCTACTACACAGTTTTCAAGCGGAAAGTCTACTCTACAGTAACTTGAAAAGGTTCATCGGGATCAGGACGCAGGGCTCGATGTCTTGGGCGTCACCGCGGTCTAGACGCCCACCCATGACCAAGGGCAGCTTTTGAGGCCATCCCCCATCTGGGTGTACGGATAGGGCATAAACGCCGTCAGTGAGCCCCACAGCCAGCACAAACCCTATCCCGTGATTCTCCCACCATCGCCTTGCCGCCTGCCACTTATGGGCGCTCAACATCAAGCCGCCAAGCTCATCCAAGCGGCCATAGGTGTAGGCTCGGCACTTGACCTCCATCATCGCAATGATGCGGCCACTCCGCTCCAAAGCATAATCAACCTCACAGGCGGGTTTTAACTTTTTGGCAAGGCACTTCCATTTAGCCTCGATGACTTTAGCAACCTGTGACTCATTGCCGCGGTCCAATTCTGATTCATACAACGGGCGGCTCATGGCCTTTTCCTCCTTCGTCCCATCATGTTCCCATCCTTATCCACAGAAAATATTTCAATTCCGTAGGTTAGTTCCGCCGCCTTCTTCCTCAACCGGAAAGCCGCGTCCTTGTGAGTTGCGTCACTTTTGACATCCTCAACGATCCTGTCCCCATCTTCATCCAGATAGGCAAAGTCCGCAGTGTAGGTGCAAAAATCCCCGCCATTGATCATAACGGGGAACTCAGGTTGCAACTCTAAATTTGATATGATCCCGGCCCGCAGAAGTATCTTCAGATCGGCGTACCTCAGCATCTCAGTCTTTGAGTCGAAGACTATCCCATCCATCGTCCTGTCAGCTTTGGCGCTGACTATGTACCGCCTACGCGCCATCGCCTAGCGGGGGCATCTTGGGGAAGAAGTCATCCGGCCTCAGGTCGATGCCATAGCGGCGGGCGGCTACCATAAGCTCAATTTGCTTCTGGGCGGGGATAATGCCGTTTGTGCCGCCTCTGGCATAGGGATACGTCCACTTGTAGATGGACTGGGTAGACACCCCAATCATCACAGAAACGCGGCGGACACCCCCGCATTTGTTGATTACGCGCTTGGCTATATCGTGCATTTTATCCCTGCCGTTCCCAACCAATGGTTGACATCCCACAGGGAGTAAAATAGAGTCGGCGTTCTGTCAATGATGGAGAGACGTGTGACAAACATAGAGTGGACAGAGGAGGACGTTGTTCGACTCAGGGCATTGGCTAATGCCGGGTTATCCAGTTCTGAAATCGCGGCATACTTTCCGAACAAAACCCGGAACGCCATCATGGGGAAGCTCAATCGAACCGGGATTGCGCTGCTTTCTAGGGCCGCAAATGAAGCTCGCGGGCGGCAAAATAAGGCTCCAAAGTCGTCTCGATCCAAGAAGAACCGTAAACCGGCCCGCAAGTTTGCCCAAAAGATTCCAACCAATGTGGCTGACGCAATTAACGACTTGCAGTCTGTAGCTCCGCTTGTCTTCATCAAGCCTAAGACAATCATGGAGCTAAAGAATTATGAATGCAGATGCATCATTGGGTCGGTCAACAGCAAAATGACAAAGTATTGCGCAGCGCCGACAAAGCCAAACTCTTCGTATTGCGAGGATCATCATAGAAAATTTTATCATGTAACGCGCGCGAAAGACCCGTGAAGCAGGAAGCCCCTGCCTTTAGGCGGGGGAGTTGTCACCAGCCAGTTGAGAGGAGGCGCAGATGAAGAAGATAAGAGAAATCCGAAGACTGTGCGAGGAGCTTGGATTGAAAGCTCAAATTGAAAGAAGCACACGACACATTCGAATTGAGGTCACATACAAAGGAGAGCAGAAAGTATTTTTTTCAAGCGCGACACCTAGTGATGGTCGAACAGAAAAGAACTTTCGCGCCGATGTATGCCGATGGTTGAAAACTATCAACACGCTTGTTGACGAAAAAACAAATTAGCACTAAGAAGAGATGTCTGAAGGAGAAAGCAGATGGGACTTACACCAGAACAGAAGCTGTTTCGATCCAAATGTATTGGCGGATCGGATGTGAAAGTTATCATGAGCGGAGAGCCTGAGGCTGTCCTCAAGCTTTGGCGCATCAAGCGCGGTGAAGAGCAAGACGAAGACCTTGATGATGTTCTTGCTGTTCAAATGGGGACGTTCACTGAACCATTGAATGAGCGGTGGTTTACCAAGAACACTGGGCGGATCGTTACCAACCAGCAGCAGCAGTTACTCTCAAAAGAATATCCTTTCATGGGATGCACTCTTGACGGCTTGACTGATGATGGGGAAACCGTCTTTGAGATGAAGCATGTGTCTGCCTATTCCAAGGAAGACGAAATCCTTGATCGCTACTTGCCGCAGCTTCATCACAACATGATCGTGTGTGGGCTAGAAAAGGCCGTTTTATCGGTGTTTTTTGGCAACAATAAATGGGAGAAGTTTGAGGTCAAGAAGGACGAAATCTACGCCGCCATTCTTGTTGGTGCTGTAGAAAGGTTCTGGAAATCAATCAAGTCTGGAGAGCCGCCTGTTACAATTCAGGTATCTGCTCCTGTTGCTGCGGTGCGCCGCGTTGACATGAGCGGCTCTAATGAATGGGCATCATTTGCTGCTCAATTGAAAGATAATGCCAAACAGTACAAAGCATATGAATCTGCATCCAAGGGCATCAAGGCTCTTGTGGAGGATGATGTGGTTGAAGCGTTTGGATATGGAGTCTCAATCAAGCGCGACAAGCGTGGCGCACTGCGTCTGAAGGGAGAATAAGATGATTACGTCCGAAAACATTGGTGACTTGGCTCAAGCACTTGCCAAGGCGCAAGTCGAACTACAGAACCCGCCAAAGAACAAAATCAATCCACACTTCCAGAGTAGCTATGTCGATCTGGCGGATGGTCTTGATGTTATCCGCAAAATTCTGGGCAAGCACGGGATTGCTTTTGTGCAGGCTACGCGGATTGATGAAGAATTTATTTTCCTTCATACGCGCTTGATGCACTCAAGCGGACAGTGGCTTGAATCCGTGTATCCCGTATGCGGTCCTGATAAACATCAGGCAATGGGCTCCGCGATGACTTATGCACGTCGCTATTCGATATTTGGTCTTGTGGGAGTTGCTGGCGAAGATGATGACGATGGCAACACGGCATCTGACGCCAAGTCTGCGCCTTCTAAACCTACCGCCAAAAACACCAAAGCGATCAAGCCCGCAACGCTTGACAACGCCGATAGCGAATTTTTGGCTAAAGGCATGAAGTCTGCTCTTAATATGGTAGAGACACGCGAGCAGTTGATTGCGTGGGCGACAGAAAACAAGGCCAATAAAGAGCGTTTGACCGCCGAGCATCAAAAGATGATCGACATGGAGTTCAAGGCGGTGCAGCAGTACTTGAAGGAAAAGGCCGCTGAAGAGGTAATACATGAGTGAGACTCTGTTTGTCAGGCGGCGGGGGGCCACATTGGTCCCCTGCTCAAATGCGGACGAGGAGGCTCTACTTGCCTTTCCCGAAGGCAAAGACCTGACCGCTGAAATCAGAAGACCCCGAAGCACAAAACAACACAGATTCTTCATGGGCCTTCTGCGTTTAGTGTGCGAAAACAGTGACTTCTACAACAAACCTGAGCAACTTTTGCTATGGCTAAAGCTTAGACTTGGCTATGTTAGTGAGGTCAAATTCCACGATGGACAAGCTCACTGGACAGTGGCTTCCATCAGTTTCAACTCAATGAAGCAGGACGAATTTAGGAAGTTCTTTGATGAGTCGGTCGATCTGATCGTGACCGAAGTTCTTCCCGGGATGCACAAGGCCACCCTAATCGCGGAGGTTGAGAGCATGTTAGGCATGAAACTAAACACCATCCTCAAGGAGGCAGATCATGGGGTTTGAGCAAAAAGACAATTCTGGAACCGTATTTCAGCAAGAGAAAGGACAGCCAAACCATGCCGACCTTACCGGAAGAGGAATGGTTGATGGAGTTGAGTACTGGATCAACGTATGGCGGAAAACAGACCGTAACGGAAACGAATATCTTAGCTTCTCCTTCCGTAAAAGAGAGCAGCGCGGAGCAGGACAGTCCGGTGGAGGATCAGGAGGACAGCAGCGTTCCTTTGGATCAAGCAAGCCTGCTGGAAAGCCCGCAGACGAGCCCAACGACTCGATCCCGTGGTAGATCACTACAGCGCGCCCAGAGCCTTGTAGGCGTCTCCAAGGGCCGCCCTGCGGATGATTTTTATGTCACCCCTGTACGGGCCACGGAGGCGCTCCTAAGCGTCGAAGATTTCGAAGGTATGATTTGGGAACCAGCTTGCGGGACAGGGGCAATCTCTGAGGTCCTGATCAGCCATTTCCACGATGTCATATCGTCAGACCTGCTCGACAAAGGCTACGGGACGCCCAATGCGGACTTCCTGAAGTCTGATGGCATCTTCGTGGAGAATGTCATCACCAATCCGCCGTTCAGGCACGCGCAGGAGTTTGTGGAGCAGGCGTTATCTTGCACCAGCGGCAAGGTGGCTATGCTCTTGAAGCTGGCGTTTCTGGAGGGCGGTAAGCGCAGCGCGTTCCTGAAAACAACCCCGCTCAAGAATGTCTGGGTCTTCTCAAAGCGTCTTAAAATGAGCAGAAACGGAGACGAAAATGCCTACCCCGGGGGCGGCATGATCTCGTTTGCTTGGTTTGTTTGGGAGCATGGGTATCAGGGACGGCCTATGATCGGCTGGATTTAACATCTACCCCGGCCTGAAGGCCGAGGATTTTCAAGGAGACTAAGCAGCTTGAATAGTTCGCGCTTCATCACCGCCCCAAAGGATCGGCTCCACGCCCGGAGTGTTACCCCGGTTAAGAATATTGACCGCAGCATTGCGGTCGGCGTTGTCTCTATGCCCGCAATTCTGGCAGAGGTGTTCCGATCACACGAAAAACCATAGGCACCAAGGAACGGACTAAACTGTTTCTGTCCCGTGGCGGCATTTGCCATATCTGCGGGGGTCGAATCACGGTCGGGGAAAAATGGGAACTTGAACACAGGATTCCTATAGCCCTTGGCGGTGATGATGAAGAACACAACTGGGAATTGGCTCACGTTAAGTGCCACAAGGGCAAGACGAAAGATGATGTTGGGAACATCGCCAGAGCCAAACGCCGGGAAAGCCGCCATATAGGTGCGAAGGTTAGTAAAACGCCGATGCCATTTGGGAAAAGCAGCAAATGGAAACGGAAGATGGATGGGACCATAGTTAGGAGAGATTCAGATGAATGATCAGCCGAAACAATCTCTAGGAAACTTTGACATGGATACCTGCATGGAGACCGCCGTGATCCTTGCAGATTTCTTGGCTGAGAATCTTATGGAAAAGCTTGGGCAGTTCAAAGAGTCTCGCCCGAAACTGGTTGATATGTTCGAACCAGAATTTTTCAACCTTTTTATAACTTCACTGTCCTTGATGGTCATGATTGCCTTCATGAACAATAACAAGGAGGCCTCTGATGTCATCCCAAAGACCCTGAAAATGGTCATGGATGGCGTATTTGAAGGCAGCCAAATGACTAACAATCCCGTCAATCTAACGATCAACTGACCAATGGATCAGATCAACCTCAAGGTCCTGTTGCACAAGACAGCATCGCCTCGCGATAAGATCGTGATGATGATGTTGATCAATTCCTATGGGCAGGACGGATTCACAGACAGCTTCACAGGGGTTGCCGCCAAAACTGGCTTTCCTGTCTCTATCATTGTCCGCACAATTGGGCGGCTCAAGAAGCTTGGATGGATCACAACCAAGCGCGTCTATGGGCCGGGGACTCACAACCTTCGGTTTGTCGAAGGCTGTGAGTATTCAATCACCCTTTGAATGTCGGCGTTGACTTGGCAATGCGTAGAGCTTGAACTACAATATCGTCCGGGGTATGGAGAACCTGCTTGGTTTCACCATCCAAGGCCCGTTTGGCGGCCCTGAACATTTTATCCACTTCGGGGATTCTGCCGCCTGTTGCCCGTTTTTTGCGAGTAACACCACCCGCTTTATAACTTTTTTCTATGTTGATCTTGTTAGGGTCAAAGACAACATAATTTTTGGGTAGTATTGGTGTTGAAGACCTTGCAAGCTCATCAGAAGGGTAAACTTTTCCTTCAATTCCGCGCTTCATAAGATACTTGTTTGCAAGCTCCTCCCCACTAGAAGCGGGCAATCCAAACGCCCTTTTGGCTTTCTGGATGAATCCTTGCTCTAAATCGCGCCCAAGTCTTTGAATGTCACCTTCCGCGGTACGGCCTAAGACCGGGCCATTCCCGCCAAAGTATTTTGCAAGCCGTGGGTCTGCTGCCACAACATCCTGTATGTATTTTGACTGCTGTTCTAGTGGCTTGAAGAAGTCTATGAACTGATCTGGATGCGCCTTGATTGTTGTCTCGTAGGTGCGGGGACCAATCTGCTTTCCCGATTGAAGCAAATCCGCGGCTTGGTTCGCAAGATTCAGCTTGTCTGGATCAGACATTTTTCCTGCATACCGCCGAAGTTCAGCCGCCGCAGCCGTTTTATCCCAATTAACTATTGGTAGAAGCTTAAGAGCAACGGACTCCGGGCTATTTTGGTCAATCCTGCTTGCGAATATATCGTGATAATAGCCGCCGCGACCACTTATCTGAGGACTTTCTGAGAGATAATGGCCACGGCCATAGTATCCCATCCCTGTTCCAGAACCGATAGTTTTGTCGGAAAACTTTGTAAAGGTTGATGGAGATGAATGGTATGCCCGGATGCCTTCGCCAACGGAAGGTGCAGACACCTTTGCTCCAATATTTCCAACCAGACGCCCCGCAGGAATGACACCAAGCGCATTTAGTGCGGCGGCACCATAGTTGCCAGCCATCATTTCCCTTTTGGCGTCTTGAGCAGCAAAGGGAACGGATACACCGGGTATGAAATCCACAAGCCCCGTACCCCCACTATCAACACCAGCCGATCCCATCAATCCTTTAGCCAGATTATAACGGGCTGATCCGGGGCGGGATTCTCCCGCCAAAAATCCGCCAATGCGATCCCTTAAAGATGGGTTATAATCCTGTGCCGTTGCCTCCTGCACAGCGCCGCCATCGTCATAATGGCCTACAGGACCGCCATCTTCTTTTGTGATGTCCGCCTTATGGGACTGCGCAGGGTCAAATTTGGCAAACCGGGACCTTAGCGGGAACCATTCACCTTCCTTCTTTTCATCAGGGAAGACGATATAGGCGGTCTTGTCTTTGGCGTTCTTTGTCTCTTCTGTGGAAGTATTGATGTACTTTACGCCTTCATAGCCCTGCTCGCGAAGGGCATCGCGGAACATGCGAATTGCCATTTCGCGGTCTTCCGGCGAATACGGCTGTAAAGCATAGTTCTTCACCAAACCGCGGAAGTTTATGGCACTGCCGCCAGAAGGATCGTGCCACCGTTCCCCGTTCGACAACTTCTCATGAGCATCGAGCGCTTCCTCTTTTGAGATTTTGCGCTGTTGCATCATGTTCTTGACGAACAGATCAGGGTTATTCTGATAAGCATGGGCCATAATCTCGTTTCTGATCGCCCAGTCATCATGATAATAATCGCCCTGATCAGGTTCAAAGGGCTGGTAAATAGGATAGAACTTTTCGTCGGGGAATGTCTTCATAGGCATGACATTGCCGCCCGGACGCCCGCCGTGCCGAGGATCACCTCCACGCGCAGTGAAGTAATCCGCGCTGGAAACAGCCGGGTCTTTTGCTACATGGATGCCAAGGCCGCGAGACAAAGAGTGCTGCTGCGGATCGTCCTTAAACTCAGAGAAATCGCCCTGAGTGCCATGATAAACATCATTCGTCAGGGGATTATTTTGTTCAGGTTGCCCCTCAGTAGGTTCAGGCTGTTCTGGCGATCCTCCCATTTCCTGAAGGCTTTTGGCGGCTTTATCCACCATGCCCCCATCCGCCATGCCTTGCATCGCATGAACTAGAAGGCCCTGAGTCGCGTTGTGGATGTCCTGATTGCGTTGGTTTGATTTGCTAACAGCGCCGCCGCGAGCGAACTGGGGCGGTTGATAGTTCTGCAAATTCCCTGCCGCCACGCCACCAATTGCTGGGGCAGTTTTAATAACATGTTCCGCAAAGTTACGCGCCCAAGACTTGTTCTTGGCGATCATGTTCATTGCCGCCATAATGTCATCGACATTGTTGGTTTTTAGCTTTTCAATGAACTTCCGAGAATAACCCCGGGATAGATTAGTTGTTGCCCAGTTCCCAAGATACGGAACAAAAGAAGACCAATGGCCGCCAGACATAATGGCCCACATCAGAGATGAAGCCTGATTGGCGCGCTCAGGTGAGTTGCGGATGCCTTGAACAGCCTGCACCGATTGCTTGATCAAGTTTTCGGTCGCGATAAAGCGCTTCAGATTAGCCATCTTTTCTGGCGTCAAAACAGCTTCCATAGCCTGATTGATATAAGGCTTGCTGAAATAATTCTTCTGGATGGCGTCGAAGCTCATCTTAGATGTACGATTCCTGAAGTCCTCCATTAACATAGAGGCGGCAATCTCACGCTCTTTTGGGCTCATATACTGAGAAGCATTCGCCAGACGCGCGGATTCCATCGTATTGTTTGCGCGGCTTAGCAGTTGCTCGCCAAACGTATAGGCATCACGCTCAGGCCCCATAAACTGCCGATACTTTGCCCGCGTTTCCGCATAAGCAGGGTTATAGAACTTCCCTTCTGGTTTCTGAAGAGCATCCAATATTTCGCGGCGAATGTCAGCAGCAGCAGTTCCCGTACCTCCGCGAGTCCCATAGGTAGATTCAAACCCACGCTTTGCGATGTCATTCAAATTGCGCTGGAGAACGTCCAGATAAGGGATATCCACCTTGCTCTTAAAAGCAATCTGAAGTTGCGGCAAACGGGTTCCTGCAACGAATTGCGGTTCACGAACACCAGTCTTTGGGTTGATGCGATATACTTCCTTAAAAGGAGAAACAAAGTTAACAGGATCAATTTTATCCCGTCCACTCATGATGCTTTTAATTTCGTCTTCAGTCCGTGCGATGGCCGTTCGAAAAGCCGGATTCTTCAACCAGATATCCCAAGATTTATCCCAAGACCCGTAACCATTTCCCGGTTGCAGTGCTTTAGCATAACGCTCATCAGAAAGCTGCTTTGCCAACCTACGAGCATCTTCTTTCAAAACAGAGGGATTGACAGGAGGACCAAATATAGAAGGCTCGGCCAAAAACTCATCGAAGCGCTGCCGCGCCCCAGCAAGACGAGTTTCCATATAAGCTTTATATTCAGCAAGAGCTTCAGGATTAGCTTTCTCGATCTTCTGAGCCGCCGCCCGTACATAAGGGCCGCCAATATCCATAAGATTGACCGGCTGACCACGCAGTCTAGCCTCAGCCACCTCTTGCGGCGTCATGCCCAATTTTCCAGAAGCAGTATCCTCCTTGAACGCCTCGCTCAATTCCCGCCATTGTTTAGAGTCAGTGCGTCCAAACGTCTTGGCCCAATCTGGGAAATAATCACGCCAAGCTTTGGAAATGCCCATTCCTGCCGCGCCAAGACCAGCACCAAAACCGCCACCCAACAGCGCGGCTTGCCCGATGCCCATCTTCTCGCTTTCGGGGGCGGTGCCAAATAGCTTTTCACCAGCCGCAGTTGCCGCGCCATAGCCAGCGCCTTCTGCGCCGTATCCAGCGATCTTGGCGGCTGTCTGCCCTACCGTCCCAGCGCCACGCGCCGCCGCTGCCGTTCCTGAGGCTGCTCCAAGGCCCGTAGGCAGTAATGCCAGCGCCCCGCCTATATTACCGATTGCCCCCGCAATCTTATGCCCGGTGCCTTCGCTATAGGCCCTGCGCAGCGCCTCGTCTTCCGCCCGAAGCTGTTCATAACGTTCGCTGAAGTTTTTGCCTTCGCCAGCCCCAAGCCCTGCCATAATAGCCCGAGTGGCTGCTTCACCAGCAGGACCAATGAAAGGAATATCTCCAACGCCACGAGCAAAAGCCGTCGCATAGCCGCCCGTCAATCCGCCCTTAACTTCTTCCCGGGCGCGAGGCATAAGGCTTTCAACCTTGGCCCTATAAGCTTCTTCAGATTTGGATTCTGGCGCTTCTTTTTGACCGAAAATCTTGCCGTAATCTATTGCTTCGCGTTCTGCGGGTTTTCCCGTAGGCGATGCGGAAGGTTTGGCAGGCTCGGCTTGACCAAAAATCTTTTCAAAGTCAACTGGACTAGCCATGCTCAGCTCCCGAAGACGTAGCGAGACAAGTTAGCTGGACCATACCGCTTTGCGATCTCGCGATCAAACGACTCACGAGAAGTCGGATTTTGTTGGAGCAAAATAAGCGGGTTGTTTTTGCCTGCCCAGCGCCGATCAAGCAAGATATTTTCGATTAGCTTCTTTTCTTCAGCATAATGGGCGGCAGGAGCAACTTCACGGAAGACACGTTCAGCATCTATACCCGTGTCGTAAGTCTTGTCGCCGTACAACCGATAAAGCTGAGCGCGGTCAATTGACAATTGGTTTTTGCTGATGATTTCAGCCGCCAAACTTGCTGCCGCTTCACGAGACAACGCCGTGCTGGGATAGCTCTTTGCTAGTTCAGACAACCAGAAACCGGCTTCACGGCCAAGGCCACGTTGAAGTTCCTGAGTATTGATTCTGGAAAGTTTTTCCAAAACCTCTTTGTTGGACCGAAGATCGCTAATGCCAAGATTGACGCCAGCGACACTGGCCGCCGTATCAATGTATTTGGCTATAGAATAGCGGAAGTCATCCAACGCACCGCCTGTAAGCAAGCCGTTGGCCGGAACGCTCGCTACTGCCTTAATAAGAGACTGAATGCCAGAGACAGCGTCACCAGCAGCCTTACCCGCACTTTGGGCTTGGCCGTTAATTTCGCTGAATTCTTTTCTCATCTCTTGGCCGCCCAATCCACTAGCTTGCTGCAAAATCCTTTCTGCGCTTCTATCAAGAGCAGATAGCTTTTCAGCGGCTTTCTCGTTGGCAGCCAACGGCATAAAATTAAATGCCTGTTGGACGCCACCAACAGTCGGTGGTGCAGCTTCCGTTCCCGTAGGAGCGGTAGGCGCTTTTGGCGCTCCAGTTTCAGGTTGGGCAGACGTTCCCGGCTCACCAACAACCGTCCTTTCACCCGGCTTTGGCACGCGGATAGACTCAACCTGCACCCCACCCCCGGGCGTCGGAGTTGTGCGAATAAGTCCGCCATATGTCGGCATGATACCCTTAGATGCCGCTTCCTGCTCGGAAAGCCTTGCAGCAGCACGTTCACGCTCAGTGCCCGCCTGTGCGGTAGCAGATTCGCGCTGGCCCTTCTGAGCCTCAAGAAGCGTTTTGGCATAGGTATCCGCTGCCGCAGCAAGACCAACACCCGGACGACCCGGGGTGCCCGCAAGCTTTAGAGATGCTTGGATAAAGGCCAGACGCTGCTCAGGCGTCATTTCGATGCCCAGCATCCCGAATAAGCCTTCCTTGGTCGCGCGAGATTGGATCGGTATACGCGCCTCTTCTGGAGAAGCGGGAGGACGAGTCGTCTGCCCCACAACCCCCTGCGGGGCCTGTGCGCCCTGAGGAGCCGCAGCAATCACGCCCTGACCGCCCATTGGACGATTTAGGAAATTGAACACCTCAGACGCCGTGCGAGGCGTTCCGTCACGGTTAAAGAACACGGTGCGATTGGCGGAAACCTGACCGGGCTGCGCCAATTCCGTCGCGGGACGATTGGGATTTTCCTGCATTCCCTTGATGAAGCGAGGGCCGCCACCAGCGCCAAGGAACCAAGACATATATTGGTTCTGGTTCGTGGGCTCGATGTCTTGAGACTGAAGAATGCGAGCATTGTTACTGCGGATATCCTCAATCACACGCGGGTCGTTTTTGCCGAGATTTGCAAGCGCGGGATTCCGGGCGATGGCACTCTGATAAGTCGCGTCAGTGATCTGAGCAATGCCGCTTGCGCTGCTATTAGGATTCCTTGCGTTAGGATTGCCGCCGCTTTCGCGCGGAAGAATATAGCTCAAGAAATCCGGCTGTTTCGGAGCCTGAGGGATTCTCCTCGTAAGATTAACTGGCGTCGTTTCGACATCAGGAGGCGGCTCATCCTGCATACGAGCAGAACCCGCAGACGTGGTTGGAAGCGGGCGGTCTGGCAAGCCTCCAGTTTCAGCAGGGCCACCATCCGCATAATGGATACGACCGCCCATAGCTGCGCCAAGAATACCAGTTGCTGCTTCGGCTTCCTCTTCAGGACGCAGACCCATCATGCCAGACCCAGCATGAGACTGAGCCATCTGGGACAGGTCATCTTTGGTTTGCAAACCGTATCCAAAGTTAAACGGATTGACGGAGCCGCCATCCGCATAAAGCTGCCCAAGATCAGCCGTGCCAGCCGGTATGGTATCTGTCGTGTTTGTTCCAATACCTTCAACACCAACCGGAGCCGTTGGGCCAAGCTGACGAGGAGCCTCTTGCTTTGCAGGCTCTTTCTTTGCAGGTTCCTGCTTTGTTCCCATCATGGCGCGGATGTTTTTAACCGCCCCCTCAAGGTCCTTATTAGGATCGACCATCTGAGGCTGCTGGGGCGGCTTGAACCCACCTTGAGATTGCATCGCTTGGGGGACATAAGACTGCGCCTGCATACCGGCTATTGGGCTCATGCCAAGTATACCACTGGGCACGCCGCCATCCGCCATATGAGGAATAGCCGCTTCCTTAGTCGCGGCTTGATAGTCTACGGTCTTGAAGCCACCAAAGTCGTGGACAGCCTCAGGCTTAACCATCTCTACTTCTTGAGCCATCAGGCCCAGATGAGTTTGAAGCGGGTCTTCACCTTTGAAGTTATATGAATAGATATTCTGTCCATCGTTGGTTTTGCCAACGTGCTTGATATTTTCTTTCAAACGCTCATCTGAAAACGGCAATATAGCGCCTAATCCACTCATCAACGAACTTCCAAGGCCACCGATGCCTCCAGAGCCACCCATAGCGCCCAGTGCGCCACCAAAGCCCAGAATCTGGTTAAACAAGCTGGGCTGGGCCGCCGTGGTCGTGGTTGTGCCACCCATGCCGCTGGCAGCGCCGCCCATAAGACCACCAAACCAATTGGCGATATTGTATGGGTGCTGCTGTTGATTCAGGAACTGCTGGTAAGCCGTGCTGAGGCCAGCCTGTCCCAACTGCTGCTGCAGCCCGCCATACTGCAACTGAGCGCCAAGCTGCGACAGATTAGCCTGCTGCTGAGCCGGTCCCATTTGAGCGAGAAGCCCAGCCCCAGACTGAGCCAATTGGCCGCTCTGCAACTGCCGCTGAAGATCAGTCATCTGTTGCTGATTGAACTGCCCCAGAGCCTGCGTATAACCCTGATTCGCAATGTTCGCGAGAGTAGCGTTGTTCGCAAGATTCTGCTGGCGGGTAAGCTCTGCCTGAGCCACCCGTCCCCGGTCGCCACCGAATGCTCCGCGCTGGATAGCGTTCCCCAGAAGCTGATTTTGCTGCTGCGCGTTGGTCTCCATGATGTTTTGGGCAGTCGATCCCATTACATTTTGGAGGTACGGAGATTCATACTGTTGGACAGCCTGAGGCGTAAATTGCCGCATTTGAAGGGGCTGAGAACCCTGCAATGCCAATCCGGCAGCCGCCCCAAAGTAAGGGTCCGTTGACCCGGCAAGACCAGCAATGCCCTGTCCAGCCGCCTGTTGCATAGGCGTTAGCCCCTGCACCAGATTGCCTTGATAGGGCTGGTAAGGCTGATTCAGGAGGGGTGTGGCAAAGTTCAAAAGCGTATTATAGCCCTGCGTAACAGCAGCGGGCGGCGTATACGTCGAAACTTGCGGTTTAGAAGAGCAAAAGGAACCCATAGCCGTCCGTCCTTACGATGCCCGCGCTTGTGCCGTTGTTTTGTCGTTGTACAAGAAGAAAGCTCCAGCCTTCTTCATTTGACGCTCAAAAAGTTTGATTTTTGATTCAGTCCTGACATTTGACACAACGCCCGTCATCAATGGGATACCCATCTCATCTGAGCAGCGTTTGGCAAATTGCAGAAGATATTTCGCCCGAGTCGAACGCCGATAAGCAGGACGAACAAAGTCGAAGACATCGCCAAGGTGAAGATCGTGGGTGTACCAAAGATTTGTCACCATCAGGCAAATAGCCGCCTCGATCTCATCGCCGTTCCGAATGACGCCAATAATGCACTTGTTGTGACGGGTTGCAGCATAAATCATATCCCAAACAAGATCGGGAGCCATGCCGAACAAACCGTTCTCAGCGTGCATCATGGTGAGGAGGTTGTAGATATCCTCCTCATCATCTTTTGTCGCGATGCTAACTGTATACTCGTCCATCAATCACCTAGTCCTGACGGGGTGGCGGAAGCTTCTTCAGCGTCTTCGCGACGTGATCGCGAACATACTTCACGAAGTTGTCCAGATACTCATGCCCAGCATCAGTATCACCTTCACCAAGCATCTGCACTACTTCTGGCGGAACGACGTATTCGCCGCCTGCCGCAATGATCGGAACAGCCTTTTTATCCTCCGTAATAGAACCGCCCCGCTTGGAATACTTCGGCGGCTCATACTGGGAAGACATCCGTTCACCCTGTGGGAACTTGGGCGAAGCGCGATGCTGGGAAGGCTCAGTCCCATACGGACCCATTTTGAACATGCGGTTGAGGATTTCCGTACCAGCCAACGTATTGCCCTCACCAAGTCCCGAAACAATGTCTGCGGGGAGAACATAGGAATTAGCCAGAACGTGCATCGGGATGTGGTCAGTGCGACCGCCAACCGCCATATTTATGATGCCGCTATGGGTTTCCGGCGCTCTGGTATCCGCAAGGCGCATCGCCCGGTCTACGGCCCCCCCGGAGGCATATTCAACCCCGGAACGGCGAATGCGCTGCAATTCAGCATCTGCGCGGGCAAAATCAGCCGGGTTGTTGGGATCGCCCCAATTGATGCGCCCCGATTCAAAAACGGGCTGTCCGGTGCTTTGATATTGTGATGCTTCGCTTGCACCAAGTCTTGCGGGGCGAACTGGAGGAAGGACCGGGGCTGCCGCAGTACGGGGCGCTACACGAGGTGCTACACGAGGCGCACGAAGATTGGCTGGTATAGGCGGCCCTTGTGTTTCAGGCGGCCCCTGAACCTCCCCAGCCGCCGCAGAGCGCGATGCAAATGGATTTTGCATACCCGTCTGGGTTGCCATAATCGGGATGCCCGCAGCCATCGTTGCGCCAGCCGTCACAGGCCGAAGCGGCATCATTCTCTGCCCAGCAACCATAGGGGTGGTCTGGCGCTCCGCAAGCCACAACCGTTCGCCCCAGTTCAGACCGGGGGAGGCTGCGGAAACCGTATTAGGATTGGCAGGCGGACGGAAGATGCCGCCCCATTGGCTGGGCGGATTTACGGCCCCACGAAGGCCGCCAAGAACGCGCCCAGCGCCCGTTAAAGCGCCCGCACCCACCGCGCCTTCGATAAGGCCCATCCTGCGATTTGCTTGGCTCTGAATCCGGCCTTCGATGCGGCCAGCTTGACGCTCCGCAACCTCAGGGCTAACCCCCTGTTTGACAAGATAATCCCGCATTTGGTCGGCAGTCGGCAGAGCCGAAGTAGCAAACTGACGATACCTATTGTAAGCATCGCCTAGCTGGCGGAACGGACGTGATAGGGTGTCTACGCCGCCGGAGGGAGTGTTTTCGGGCGGGGCATAGGCAACCCCCATTGGATCGTAATAGTCTGCCATTTCAATCTCCTGTTATGTCCAGCTTATCACAACACGGCCATCGCCGCCGGGATTATTTCCATACGATGCTACCGCACCGGCCCCTACGGTCACGGAAAGGCTAATGCCAACAAACAAGGATGTCGAAAGAGAAACGTATCCGGCAGCGCCACCGCCCGTAACGGATGTCGATGTGCCACCCGCAGTATTTGTAACGTAACCACCGCTACCAGCGCCGGGCACACCACCGGGCACTACCCCTGTACTACCAATACCGCCACCGGGTCCCCCAGCATTACCGCCCGTGGAATACCCAATACCACCGGCTGAATACACTGTTGTACCAGCGCCGCCTGTTACGGTTGTTGAGCCAGATGGGCCAGAAGCTGTACCGCCAGTGCCTGCCCCTGATCCAGCATTGGCAGTCAAAGTGCCCAAAGATGTGGTGACGGTCGAGTTATTTCCGGTTTGCCCTGTATAAAGATAATTTGAACCACCAGACTTAAAAAATACAGTTCCAGAGCCGCCCCCGCCCCATACCTGTATGGTAAGCGTATTATACGAAGAGGGAGGCGTAAAAGTATATGTCCCCGGCGTCGAATACGTCTGCGACCCCGGGACAACACTATTACCGAGAAATATCCCAATACCGGGAATCATCATGCAACTCCACGGAACGTAGAGATGAGGATAAAGGACGACGTGTAGACATAATAGAACAATATATCTACACTATTGGCCGCCGTTGACATCGTTGGCGCAACACCATTGGCGAACTTATAAGCGCTGCCAAACGCCAAAGTACGGCCACCCGTTGCATCTTGGTTTACCACAATCGCGCCAGACTGTCCGACCTTGGTATTTGTAGGGTTACCAAGCGTCCTGTTGCCCGTCAGGGTCACCTGAAAGTTAAGGCCAGTAGACATATCGACCGCAATCGTCGCGGCGTCCACAAGGGTTACAAAAGCCGCCGCGCCCCACGTTCCCGTCGTATCAAGCACATGGGAAGCAACATTTGCCCTGAAGTCCGCAGCAGCCGCGATAGAAGCAGGATCAATCTTTGGATAGGTAACCGCCCCATTCTGGATAGCAGCCGTATTAACGCTATTGGCGGCTGGAGTAACAGGACGAGTATCTGTGTACTGAATATTCGTGCCGTTTGAGTAGACGTTATAAATGTACCCTAGCGTGAGAACGATAGATGTTCCGCCTCCGGTCACTGGGGAAATTGTAATCGTATATGGTCCGCCCGCGCCAGATACGACCGTAGAAACGTCTACTATCCAGTTGCCGCCAGCGATTGGCAGGCCGGTTACTGATGCCGGGGCCGGAATTGTATAAATCAAGTTCTGAGACAACGTACCGCTGAACGTGATCGTCAGTTTCTGAACTTCAGAAATTGTTAGGTTCTGTGTGGTCGTTACACCGGTAACAGACTTGGAAGTGACGCCGCCAAATGCGGAGTCAATGCTATCCATATCGGAATTAATAGGGACATCCCAGTTTAGGGAGCCCGAAGCAGGTTTGCCAAGGTTTTTATTGCCTGTATAAGACGTAGCCATTGACGGCCTCCGTTACGAGTAACTGACGGTCACAGTCTGGCCTGTCCCCGGAGTGACAACCAAGCCCGTCGTGAATGGGATATTGACCTGATACACTCCAATCGTATTCGGAATTGCACAGATCGCGTTAGATGTTCCGCTTGTTGACGTGGCGTCGTAAGCCTTACCGACAGTTGTACCAGCCACAGTAACGCTGATGTATGAAACACGGCCCTCACCAGACTTGACTAGCGTTGCAGAAGTCAAATCAAGGCGAGTCTGAATGCCATTAACATTGGCATAGGTTTGCGCGGCACTGTTAATTGCCGTGACAATGTTTTTTGTAGCCGTAAGTATGTCTGTTAGCGAAGACATTAGTACTTGCCGTCAGGTTGGTAGCGATAGCGAATACCGCCAATTCTCCAGAAACCGTTCACGTCAGAGTCCGCACTACTAACGTTTATGGACACAAGCCGTCCCCTCATTCTTGTTGAAACAAACTGGGTAGCTTGTGTGACAGTGTAAGGACCATATTGGCGTGGCGTGTCCCCGGGATAGTTGGAGACGTAGAATGTAATGTTGACGCTGGCGTTTTGTGTTTGGTCGTACAAGCCCCACCGCATGTCGGGCCAAATTTGATCAACAAAACTCTGTAGGTCGCCGTTCTCTATTGAGAAATAGCCAGTCTGAAAACTTGCGTTGATGAGGTTTCCGTTGGCGCTATTGGAAGTTTCATGCTGATAAATGTACCTGTCCTCAGCAGCGCCAATCGGCGGACCAAGCACAGATTCATTGATCCATGCGGTACGGCTCAGAGTTCCATAATCCCAGACATTCAACAGCGTGTTATACTTGACGTAGGCATTGACCTCGCCGCCGTTGCTCTTCGTCGGATAAAACCATGAGATTTCTCCGAAACGGCTGTTGGCGGCAACCCTAATTTTGTCCACGTTTGCCGTGTCCAAATCTTGGAAGATTACGTCCCAAACCGAACACGGAAGCGTTTCTACACCTTGTCCAGCAAGGCGATAAAACTGCGTCGGCCCCATCCAATACACAATGCCGTTCAGCGAAGTGGCAGCCTTACGAGCGACAAGGCCACAGCCGTTGCCAATCTCGTTAAAGCTGTAGACATAGGGAGCGCCAATGTACTGCATGGCCCAAAGACCAATGTCGGTCCAAACAAGTCCTTGCTGCGGCCCTTGAATGCACGAAACAATTCGCGACCCTTTGGGAATGCGATAAGAGCCCGCCTGATTAATAGCTTGAGCTACCCAGACATCATAGTTTTCGACATCGCACCAACGCAGAAGAAGTGGGTCTTGAACACCGTTAAACGATGACCCCCACGCGATAACTTGACGCTGAGGCATCGCAACAAATGCGCCATCATTGATCGGAGGAGCATTAACAATGACCTGAGCCGTGGGCGTTCCTGCCTGAGGCGACCATTGATAAATTGGGGCGTAAGCAAACTTTTGACCGTCCTCTTGAGAAGATACAGCACAAGAAATGAGTATCTCACCCCAAGTTTCCAAAGACCAATCTGTCGTTGGGATAGCATAGCCAAAAGATGTTACAACCGCCGAACCGACGCCATAACCGCCAGAGCCATATCCACCAGCACCATATCCCGTATAAGGCGGCGTAGGAGATAAGCCGACATTATAAACGAGATAGGCGTTTCCGTTGTTTTCATATGCAGACGCTGTCGATGTCGCACTGTTTTGCGCGACAATATAGAATATGTCGGCGGGAGTTATGGAATCCAAAGATTGGATTATATAGTTCCCACTCAATGTGACCCCGCCAACAGTTACGGGGACAAGGACAGGAAACGTATCTCCAACTTGATATCCATTGGCAGGCAGCGTGACCTTCACACTCGCGGAGCCGGATGTCGTATCAAACAACGGAACAACGCCGCTCGTAACGCTAGAAGTGGCGTTAATCGGCAGGCCGGTCGGGGTTGTGGCGGCTATAGTGTAGTGCGTCGAATCGAAAAACGTACATTGATAAAGCCCAAACAAGATTAAGCCGCCCGCAGATATGGGCGTAGAAATAAACACAGATGTCTGGCTGGATGCTGTGAAGCTTGTGTCAGTGATCTTGACTATGTTTGAGCCCGAAGTTGTTTGCACATCGCCAGCTACAGCTACGGGAATGCTGTTGATGTATTTCTGCGGCGTAATGTTCTGAAGAACGCCATCCGTAAGAACGCCTAGATACCCAGCGGGCGGGACCGCTGCGTCAAGGCCAGTTCCAACCGCCAAATGCTTCTTTGAGTTGGTATCTTCCCAAGCCAAAAGAGCGCGGATAATGGCGGGGAAAGTATTATCGTAGAACTTTGTCCAACCGCCCAGCTTCTGAATCAATGCCTGATATTTTGAGTCCGGTATAAAACGAACAAGATTAGACTTGGCAAACCCCGTCTCGTTCAACGTGAACGTTTCGTTGCGATTGATACCCGGAACCAATTTGAGAGTGGCGTGCGGCATCTACGTCACCTGTTTGGCGTTGCGGTGACAGACGTGGACTGAGAAGACCACGCCGCAGCTTCGAATTTCTTCCGATTCTCTTCAGTCATCGCACTCTTGAGCAGAGTTTGATATTGGCCTTCATATGATTGAGCCATTTGTGGGTCATCAGACTGGCGGCCAAAGTTCCTTTGATATGCCGACAGGTAGACCATCGAAGCCATAATAAACAAATCAGGCAGATAAAGACTGATGAAGGTCGTCGTGTTGGTCGCAGAAAGGCTGTCTGGGCGGTAAGTCCCAATCAGTTCGCAAGAATAGTTCTGGTCTGGGTACGGCCCCACAAGGAACCGATAATCATCAAAGGGGCAAAAGTACTTTGGCAATCCCGTCAAACTTGCCACATTGTACACAGCGTCGAGAAACTCCTTCGTTACAGGAGTCAATGGGTTACGAGTTCCAAGATTGGGGTCCGTGACACCCGCCGGGGTGATGACGTTGATTTGTTCAGGAACCACAAAAGTGCCCTGTGGCACAACAATCTGGCGGCTGCCGATGGTAAGGCCATAATCCGTGGTGGCGATTGATGTGAACAGAAAATCCAAATCGCGGTACATTCTGTTTTCCGCATAAGTAATCATTTGCGGGAAAGCAGTCTGGCTAGGATTCAGAGCCACATTCGTCGGATCAGTCGGGTAATCGACAGGATATGCTACACCGCCAATTTCCTGCCAGTTCAGGACGGCCATTGTGCATATTTGCTTTACATACGAATTGTAGTCGAGACCTGTCGTCATGGGGCAAGCTCCTAAGCGCCTATTTTAGCACTTATTTAGCGTCGTGGCACCAGCCCTCGCGCCGCGCATTATTGATTTTGACATCCTCAATCGTCTTGTCCGTGTCCTTTTTTGACCACGAAATGTCCCGCCAGACCGCGCATACAGACTTATTAGTCTCTACGGAACCCGTCATTGTCGCGCAGCCGCTCAGGGCTAGTGTCAACAGCATTGCCACGGTCAAGCGCATCTTTTGTCCTCCGCATAGCGTCTTCCTGAGCCTTCTGGGCAGCCTCCCTGACGGCGTCGGAACGAACCTTGTAATAGGCCCCAAAAATAGCGGCGATAACCACACTGCCGACCATGATGTAGCGCCCAAGAGGGGTCAGAAGGAAAGCAATCATACGCCATGCTCCTCCAAGTTCTTCTTACGCCAGTACCAGATCGCCCCGCCGATCACGACAATCGCAACCATCATCAGGAATGACGGGTTCTTTAGCAGCCCGGAAATCTGGCTAAATGTATCTGTAGCGTCCTGAGCCTGAGCAGCTATTTCCTTGACCGCTCCGACGCTTCCAATTGCGCCAATTGCAATAGCGCCATTGCCCTGCTTGCTCTGAAGCATGGTCTTTTCCGGCTTCTCTTCCCTCTGAACCGGAGCGTCTTCAGGCGTATTATCCGCCCACATCTTCTTAGCCACAGCCAACTGCGCCTTGCGATCCTGAAGGCCATTCGTGCCTCCATTTATCTTCTTGGTTACTCCGACCACATCGTCCTTGTCAGCCAAGGCATTGATTTTGCGAGATTTCCAGTATTCGCAGGCGATCTGGAGCGCGATGGACGGCTTGGCTGCTTCATCAGGATTGGCAATCAGATCAACGCCGATCTTTTTTGACATTTCGGCGTAATTAGCCCGCCCGGTTAGCTGGGCGAGGCCACGGCCACGGAAGCGAAATCCATCGCCCTTCTGGGTGTTTCCAAGGTCTTTGCGGCCTTCATACCGAGCCTGTGCAGGCGTCGGCCCCCAGATTTCCTGCATGTAGCGAAAGCCGCCGCTCTCATGCGCCCATTGTGCCCAAAAATGGCACTGTCGCAACGGCGTGTTGATTTCATACTTTTCCATGAGGGCTGGCGCAGACGATGCAAGACCATCAATCAGGTCTTTCTTGGCGCGAGGCCCAAGGGCGCGAAGATCGTCGGAAAGCTGGCTCATTCCCCGGCTCCACTTTTGGTTATTTCGAACGTCAAGTTCTTGTGTTTTGGATAGTTTATCACGGTTTCGCCGTCTGGGCACTTGTATCTGATATGCGCCAGAAGTGTTGCGGTTCCCGTCGCAACATCGCCGGAGGGCTGAATCGTGATGCTGTAAGCAAACTTGTCGATATCCGGGCCAGCAGGACCGCTAAATTTAGCTATCGAGGGTTTTGCCTTATGGACATTGTAACCGCTGTCGCGGACCTCAAGGTAGAAGTCTTCCACCGAGCAATCATCGCGATACTTTTTGCGCGCTACAACGACATGAAACTCGCTATTGGCGGGTCCGTTCGAGATGGAGAAATATTCCGGCGTCCATTCGAGTATCGGCTTTTTGAAGAACCCAATTTTATCCGACAAGGAATATCCTCCACCAACGAATGCTATCGCTGCCGTTCCGATGCCTATCATTTTAGTGATCTTGTCTGGATCGAACATGGTTCCTCATGAAGCTCGCATGTCAGTAGTCCCATTCGATGACAATGCCGCCGTTTGCACCCGCTCCGCCGCTCACAGTATTAGCAGTTCCTGCTGCTCCTCCGCCACCGACCGCATACGCGATAGTTGCGCCAATCGTCAGGTCACCATAGACGTATACTTTTTCAGTAAAGCCGCCACCCGATCCTGTTGAGCCGAAGTTTGTTCCGTTACTATTTCCGCCACCACCACCGCCGCCATACGTTGAACCGGGGTTACCATTTGCCGGGGCACTCAATTGAGCAGCGGCACCAGTCGCCGGGTCAGGATAGGCCGCAAGCTCCAGCCCTTCGCACTGCTTGATGAGATCAATACCGGCTTTCGATGTTCGCATCAGGTGACCTCCGCCCATTGGATAAATGATGCCTTTTCCATTATCGTCGCATTTGCGTTCGATGCACCTTGCGCGAATTGGACCTTAAACGCTCCAGCATTTCCCCCGTTTTCGATTTTGCCTTGCAGAATATAGGTTAACGCTGTCGGCGTAGCTGTGTATGTATCCAATGTTCCATAAGCAGTTAGTTCAGCAAAAAGCCTTTGCCCGCCGCTTGCAAATGCGGACCCCACGCCAATCCTTAATTTTGTTGGGGTTGATGGACCTGTAAATCCAATTTTGTAACCGCCAGACGTATTTGCTGTCATATACAAAGTAGTTTCAAATATATAACTCTTATTTGCGTCCATTGTGAACTCTAGTGATGAAGCATCAACAAGAGTTGTACTACTTGTGACTGACTGGTCTGCCGTTTTACATGCTAACGTAAAATTCTTTGCGATGGTGGTACTCGCCCACGTCGTACCATTACTCGTTAGGACATTGCCGCTTGTCCCCGGCGCAACGAACTGAACAACGCTTGTGCCATTGCCAAGAAGGACGTTGTTAGCTGTCAGAGTAGTCGCGCCTGTGCCGCCATTGGCCACGCCGACAGTGCCAGAAAGAGATATATCTGGTGTAGTTCCCCCGGTCGAAGCAAGGGGTGAGGTGGCGGTCACACCAGTAACCGTGCCAACGGGATTGGTCGATGCAATCGTAATGCCGCCCGCGCTGTTTGTGATTGTGACGTTGGATCCAGCCGTCAGTGCCGCAAGATTGAAATCCGCACCATTACCAATCAAAAGCTCGCCATTGGCCGGAGACCGCCCCAGCTTGATCGTTTGATTCCAAATGGCGACCTTGTCGTTTGCCATCAGGGCTTGTCCGCCTTTGTATCCAGCTTGTCATATATGCGCTGGAACATATCTTCGATGTGCTTCATCCGGGCGTCGAGATCATTGCGCTGCACATAGTTCGTAGGCAACGCAACCTCGATCCGCTGAAGATCGGAGCGAAGGCTCTTAACCGCGCTCCACAACTCGCGCAGTATCCAACCAAGGCCGGTCATGACAATACCGCCAAGGACATTGATGATGAACTGCGCTTCCATCCTCATGCTGCCTTTTCCTTTAGAGGCCCCTCAATCAGGAAGTTAAGATTGGCTTGTAGCCTCTTGTCTTGAGGAGACAGTTCAAGAGCGATTTTGGCTTGTTCTATAGAAATATCCCGAAGTCCAAGGTGATAAGCGGAGATGCTTGCCAGATCATGCGGCTGATGCCCCCATACTTCAGGGTCAACAGTGTAGACCATCATGCGGTCTTTAATCCTCAACGCACGCATGGCAGAAGCGAAACACTCCTCCCAACGGTGTTGGCGGTACATAAGCATCGCCAGTTCACACCAAGGCTCGCGGGTATTGGGAGCTTCATACGCCGCCATCTGGAACATGCGCTCCGCATTCCAAGGCTCGCCAAGCTCGTTGTAGCAGCGACCCATAACGCGATAGGCGTAGCACCTCTCATTCGGCCAAGTAGCACGGGGGAGCTTCAGATAACGCTCGCACGCCTCAATGCTCTCGCGCCATTTGCCGTGGAACGAAAGCTCGCGGGCGTAATAGAACGAATTGCGGGGGCAGTCCGGGTCTTCCTTAACCGATAGCTCCAGCAGATCAAGGTACTGACCGCGTGACTTCGTCGGGTCAGGCTTATGGATAACCAGAAGCATGTCCGTGTCGGCCCAGACTTCCTTTATCCGCCCATCCGGCACAGGATATTCGTGGCAGGGATGATGCCAATAATAGCCGTGGCGGGCATGTATCTTTTCGTATTTGAATGCGATGCCACAGCCCCAGTCGAACATATAACGCAGGCGCGTCGTCGTCCCCGGCTCCCAGACGCGCTCTATCTCCTCGCGCCATCCGGGCTGCAAAACCTCGTCTAGATCGAGTGATACACAAATATCAATATCGCGAGGAAGAAGAGCGAGAGCAGCATTGCGAGCATGATCGAACCGCCAAGGAGTGATGCATATATGATTGACCACAGCACCACACGTCCGAGCTTTTTCAACCGTCTCATCGGTGCTTCCTGTGTCTGAGATTGAGATCAGGTCGGCGTCTTTCGCAGTTTCGCAGAAACGGTCCACGAAGGTTTCTTCATTCTTGCTGATTGCATAGACGGCAATCTTCGGGCGGACCTTATGTCTTGACCAAATATAAACGCCAATCTCGCCGTCAATCTTATGCCAGTCGGGCGTACCGAACGCCTCAACAAACTTCTCGTGCGTCCAGTCATCGGTTATATGAGTTTCGTGCGGATTGCCGTCATATTCACCCTGCGGGTAATAGCCAATCGGGATGCTAACAACGACCGTATCAGCGCACTTGCGCAGCTTTTTGAGAAGCTCTTCAGCCTCATTTGCGGTCATGTGTTCAAGAACATCACCGGCTATTGCGACATCATAGTGAGCGTCAGGCTCCCATTCGCGTGCATCCGCAAGAATGATGTCATCATAAAGCGTGCGGAGATTGTACTTCTCAATATATGGCTCCCATATCTCAACGCCGGTTATTTCGGCATCGTCAAACATGAGTGCGTATGTCCCACAGCCGCAACCGACATCAAGCATTGTCGCGTGAGGAACACGCTCAATTATGCGCTTGATACTTTCTTTCCCCTTCTCTGAACTAAACGGCATTGTCTTCCCCTCCAACAAAAGTTTGCCCCGGCTGGCCCCGGCCCTTTACGATATTCACGACGCGCGTATTTGGCTGAAGGGCTGTAAATTCGTGCGGATCGTTGGGGCGCCAGTCGATTACGTCGCCCGCTGTGCATATCTTTTCCCAGCCGTTCCCTGATGTACGAATGGACCCCCGCGCCACGATGCTTATATGGTTGTTGTCTGCTGTATGAATGTGCATCGGGAGCCTATCCCCGACGTTCTCAAAGTCGTAGATCGTACCGTGCAAGCCGCCAAGTGCGAGTGCTTTTGCGCGAAGCATTATAACACCGTTGGTTCTGTCCCGGCGTCGGGGTTAGGGATCGGTTCAGGTGGCGGCGACCATGTTTGCGTGGCTGGGTCGTAGGACCACCATGTCCACGCGCCGCTGTCGCCAATGGCAACTGCGTAATATCCGGGCGCTGGCGACCAAGGTGTTACGCCGTCCCACGCAGAACAATTCTCGCAAATGTTTGTTGTGCTGTTGATGATTGCCCAAGGAACTACACCGGGGGCTCTGCTTCCATCGACCATGTTTGCTCTCCCTACGCCGGAAACACTGTGATGATGACTTTGCCGTCAGCACCAGCGCCTGAGTTGCCCGTGCTGCTGCCACCGCCGCCGCCGCCGGGGGTGGTCCCTGCAACGCCTGTCGCCGCACCCGCACCACCTGCGCCTGCAAAAGTAGACGTTCCACCTGTTCCATTAGTTCCGGTTCCCGCCGCGCGCCCACCGCCGCCGCCGCCGCCCCATAAGCCTTTACCCCCAGCGCCGCCATTACCATTGACTGTGCCTACAGGCCCACCGCCGCCACCGCCACCGTGATAGTACAAACCGTCGCCGCCGATGCCGCCGTTGCCGCCAGAAGCAATGCTAGCGCATCCACTGAGATTTGGTGTGCCCCCAGTACCAACAGCGCCAGCACCCAACTGCCCGCCGCCGCCACCACCACTGGTAAATGGTGTGGTTGTCAAACCACCACCCGCGCCGCCACCGTAGGCTGCAATAGTGATACCCGCTGGCGTCAGCGGCACGCTCGAAGTATTCCCAACATTCCCCGGCCCAGCAGTAGAGACCGCAGCGCCACCTACACCAACAACGATGGTTTCTGTACTATTAAGGTTAGATAATGTTGCCCAATAGTAATTGTAGCCACCGCCGCCACCACCGCCACCGCCATAGTTAGCCGTGGTGTTTTTGCCACCTGATCCACCTGATCCCCAGAGTTGAATAAACACGCGAGACCCAGCAGCGTAGCCCGAAGGCTTCGTCCATGTGCCGTTGGCAGCGAACGTCTGGACGTTGATTGCGCTGCTTGGTCCGGTTGGTCCGGTTGGTCCGGTTGGTCCGGTTGAACCCGTAACGCCTGTCGGACCTGTTGGACCGGTAGGACCAGTTGCCCCTGTGGAGCCTGTGGGACCGGTTGGCCCTGCAACTGTTGACGCAGCACCTGTAGGGCCGGTAGGACCTGTTGGGCCGGTGTTGCCCGTTGAGCCAGTAGGACCAGTCGGACCCGTAGGACCAGCGGCACCTGTCGTGCCCGTAGGACCAGTTGGTCCCGTAGGCCCAGTGACACCTGTTGTTCCAGTAGGCCCAGTTGGTCCCGTAGGCCCAGTAGCACCCGTATTACCCGTATTACCCGTTGGGCCGGTAGGACCAGAACTACCCGTTGTACCAGTCGGACCCGTCGGTCCAGTTGGGCCTGTTGGCCCTGTTGGACCAACGGCACCTGTCGTGCCCGTAGGACCAGTGGGTCCCGTAGGCCCAGTGGCACCTGTTGTCCCGGTGGGGCCTGTTGGCCCTGTTGGACCAGCGGCACCAGTCGAGCCCGTGGGTCCAGTAGGACCTGTCGGACCCGTCGCACCTGTCGCACCCGTGCTACCCGTTGATCCAGTCGGGCCTGTAGGACCGGTCGGACCCGTCGTGGTCACGGCACCATTATCGACCCACGTCGAGCCGTTCCAGACCCAAAGATGGCTGTTGTCAGTCGTAATATACGCATCGCCAACAGAGCCGCCGTAGCTGCTGGGATAGCCCGGAAGAGCCGTCGCAGTGGTAACTGTGCCCTTATAGGTAATGCCCGACCCAGCCGGGCCTGTCGGGCCTGTCGGGCCAACCTGCGTGTACATCACCTGCTGTGCAGTAAAGACAACGCCGGGGATCGACGGGGAAACCGGAGATGTGCCTGCCGGTACGCTCTGGATCGACAACTGCGTATCTGTTGTTGACCAAATCATTTCGATGTAATCGCCCGCAGTCAACTTCAACATGAAATTGACGGTCATGATACCATAACCATCAACGCCGCCATGCTTTTGTTGAACACTTAATCTTGTGTCAGTATCTGTTAGGTCGCCACTAGAGCCGCTGTTGTTTTTACGCAGCCATACATTTACGTCATGAATTTGCGTATCAGTGTTTACAAACTGAATTGAGAACGTCAGGCTATAGACGCCTGTATAAGCAAACGTAATACGGCTGTTTGAAACAACACTCACGCCGTTGTTGTTTGCATCGGCACTATTAAGAGTAATAGAATAAGCCGTATTAGCTGAAGTAGCGACTTGGTCAGTCGTATCCCAGAACGAACCCCAATACCCAAGCGCACCGCCAGTTCCCGTCGCGCCAGTAGCACCAGTCGGCCCCGTAGGGCCTGTGGAACCAGTTGAACCCGTTGGGCCTGTAGGACCATTTGCTCCCGCAGTCCCCGTCGGACCCGTAGGGCCGGATGAGCCAGTTGGACCGGTCGGACCACTCCCAGAAGGGCCTGTCGGTCCCGCCGTACCAGTTGGTCCTGTGGGGCCAGAAATCCCTTGTGGACCGGTAGGACCAGTTGGCCCCGGAACAGTTGACGCTGCGCCAGTCGGGCCAGTCGGGCCAGTCGGTCCCGTTGGACCTGTGTTGCCAGTCGGGCCAGTCGGGCCATTTCCACCAGTATCGCCCGTATGACCCGTAGGACCAGTCGGACCAGTAGGCCCCGTATATCCCTGCGGGCCTGTGGGGCCTGTGGGGCCAGCCGAAATGCTGGAAATAGCAGCCGCCGTCGTGCGCTTGGATACGCCGCCCTGTACGATTTCTAGCTCTTCACTGCCCGTCAAAGAAATTGCGGGCGGCAGATTCGGGATCGGAGTTTCGGCCATAGGTCAGGTCCCCGTCTGCGGTATTTGGTTGTAATCCGTGGGCAATCCAACCAATACCACACTTATTCTTGTGTTTGCAGTCAAAAGGCTTCCGGCGACTATCGGAGTGTTAACCGTATAGGTGAAAACAGTGGCCGAAACCACAGTCACACTATAGAAGCCAAAAGCCGTGTTATTGTTTACGTCCTCGACCGCCACAGAATCATTGGTCGCAAGGCCATGCGGCGTGATCGTTGTCGCTGTTACCGTGTAATTGCCATCGGAGACCAACGAAACAAGGTCCAAGACCCTGTTGTTCTGCGTGGTCAAGTATAATGGCGGCACAGCATCAGCATTGAACCCTGTTGGAATGCCAATCGGCTGCGTAGACCGAATGCTTCCCGTATCCGTAATGCGGGTATCAACAGAAACAACCGGCAACCCAGTCTTGGGATCAATATTGATTACAACTTGACCCGCATAAGCCAAAGCCGCCGTTGTCGTATTCGGTATTGTTATTGTCCACGCCGGGGTATTTGTGGCTGCCGTGACAAGATACGTCCCATTATAGCTTGTTGGGACCATGCCTTGGATAACAACCGTACTCCCGACAGCAACAGCAGCCACAGACGAGTCAATATTGAACGTAAACGTGGCATTTGTGCCGTTCCCGGACACTGAAGTCGGCGTTAAAGATTGATTTGATGTCGTGCGCTTGTTGGTATTCGCGTAGACATAGTCCTCAGGACGCGCATTGAGGATCGGGATTGGGTCTTGTGTAATGAGAATTGGTTTAAGTTGCGCCTGCGGCTTATCATAACAAGGCTGGCAAACCAAAATCCTCAAGTTTGCCAATCTTGGACCACGATAGTCATATTGCCAGCGCAAATCACTGTGGTTGTAGATGAACCCGCACCTATCGCATCGCGCAAATGCACGAGGATTATTGATATTAACTTGGGCGCGACCATGAGGACGATAGGCCATACGTCACGTCCTGTAATATCCCGAGAGCCCCGGCATAATGTATAGCGGGACATTTTCGGTGTCCTGCGTAGACGCAATTTGATAGGACTGTTCCGCCTTCGCCGTCAGCAATTGAAGCCGTTCTGGCGCATAAATAGCGGACAAGCGAGCCGCCAAGCCAGAACATACGGCGTCAAGCCAACGATATGGAACATCCAATGTCTGAGCATTGCTAACTTCCGCGTCTTGGATTTGGATAACGCGATAAAAAGTTAACGTATATTGGTTTGACTGATCAGGGACAGGCCACAAGGTGATCGTTGGGTTAATAAGACGATCAAACCAAAAAGATGTTGGCGGAGATTGAAGGTTTTTGTTCGGAACTTGCGCGTATTCCGTGCGAGAAATCGGCATGATTACGCGATCAAACTGACTTTGACCGTTGCCTGTGGTGATATATGCATCCAGAACCATAATCGTCTTAGACGCCCCATTTGGTTGAAGCGTTGAGTCCGCATAATAGGTCGCCACGCCTTGAGCAAGCGGGATGCTTTGCTTGTCAACCTTCCAAAGGTTGACGCCACGGTTTGCCCATTCCGTAAACATCAAGTTTGTTTCGAAACGGGCATCCTGAAGATGTTCTTGAAGGATGGCAGTACGACGAATCCCGCACCGGCTAAATGCGTTTAGCAGGATTTCGCCAAGCGAAGGATTGAAGTCGTATGTGCCGGAAGACGCCATATCAGAGCGGTACGTTGCTGAATTGCGCGATGGTCATGGTGGTGGAGCCATTACCCGCTGTCTGTTTGATGCGAACAAATGTCGGTGTGGCCGCCAAAACGCCCTGAGCGCTCGCCGTTTTGCCAACAACAGCACCATCCGCGCAATTAATCCAAGTCATACTTGCAACAGGGACAGGATTCGTCGGGCTATCGGGATCATCCATGCTTGTTTCGACCGTGTAGGTGGCGGTCCCCGTCACATCAACCTGAATAATTGACTGTGCCGCGGCCCAACTATCCATGCGGACCTTGGAACTATAGGTCGTTCCGGCGGTTGCGTTCGTCGTGGAAACGGTGATGGGTTGCATTTTACTTCCCCTTTTTTCTCGCAGCCGCGATATTATCAACGGCATTCGGATAAGGCCTGCCAGCCGCCCTAGCTTTCGCTTTCGCAGTCTCAATCTGCTTGCGGCTTAGATGCTTCTTTATAGCATCTTCGGGAGCTTTTTTCTCCCAAAAAGGTTTGTCGGCCATATCAACAATCCCATTTGCGAAGGGATTTATTGATCCGACTATTAGGATCGTGTGCCGTTTTTGCGCTTGTCAAAGATTTCTTCATGCCGGTCATCCGGGCACAGAATGATCTGCGACGGGCTGCGGCTTCTTCTGACGCCATAGCATGTTCACGGGAAACTGGCGGCTTAATATTGTGCCCTTCAGACTTTAGAGAGGCACGACCACGTTCATTTAACCCGCCTTCGGGATTCTTGCCTTCCTTGCGCGTCCAAGCACCAGACATACTGCCCTCCATGTTAAAAAAGGGGGACTAGCCCCCTTCTTTTACTTGTGCAGCTTACCGAGCGTTTGGGCCAACCTTGCACGTTTCGCAAGGGTCGGGTTTTCGCTGTGAGCCGCCTTAGCCAATTTCTTGGCCGGGATTTTCTCACCTTCAGGAACGTGAAGCGACTTGTGCAAAGCACCCGGATGCTTGATCGCGCCCTGAATCCACTTAACGGAGCCGCCTGACGCTTTAGCTACGTCAGTCATACTCCGAATCAACGTCGCGACCAGCCGGGGTCTTGACGTTAGCAGCCGACGAGAACGGCTTCATGTCAGCGCCAACACGGCCACCAGCTTTACGGGCCGGGCGGTCGAGACGATGCTTGGCATGAGCGCCGTGAGCTTCAACATGCTTGGCCTTTTTGACCGAGCCGCCACGCTTCTTCTTCATGGCGCTCTTAACAACTTCAGAGCCAGCACCCGCGTAAACCGTGCGCGGAGCTTCGTCCTTGGCGACATCACCCTTGGCAGGGCCATTCATAAGCTTACCCTTCATAAGTGCCTCCTATTAAGGCGTCAGATTTATGGCTTGAGCGTAGCGAACAGTAAGATACGCCGCGCCAGTCGAACCAGAAGCAGCATTCGCTGCCTTAACGTAAACGATGACATCGGTATTACCGACATCAATCCATGCAGTCATCTGACCTGAAGTCAGAGTCGTTGCAGAGACAACCGTATTAGAGGTTGTCATCAGGAAGTTAGCAGCCGAAACAAGTTCGGTTGAAGTTGCACTGGTTCCTACGTTAAGGCCAGCGGAGGCACCCGTAAAAGCAGTCGTCACATAAGCGGTGATGCCTATGATCTGGCTGCTTGCCGGAATGCAGATTGCTGTAGCAGCAGCAGTCGCAGACTGCGTGACGCTAACAGTCTGGACCATTTCAACGTAGCCAACGTTAGCAACCGTTCCAGCACTGGTGCCAGTCGTGTTGAGAACGTCACCTGCCGTGATTGGCCCGGTAAACGTGGTTGTTCCCAATTTACTCTCCTGCACGATAAGATCGTACCGTCTGTGCAGCGTCCGCTGGGCCGGTCTGTACGATCAATGATCCCAGATGTTGGAATGGGGGCCGAAGCCCCCAAACCAATCAGGTCGGGAACGATCCGTAGATCGAACGCCAGTTGAAGTAACCGAGCGAATAGCGCTCGTAGCCCTTTACCAGCAGGTTGTCGGTCGTGAAATCGACCTGCATATCCATTTCGAATGGAATGCGGTCCATATACACCAGACCCTTGATGTTGGTGAGCAGGAACCACGCACGGGTGGACGTGAGGAAGTCCATAACCATGTACGATTCCGGCAGGCCGCCGCCCGTAAACAGGATCGCGTTGACGTCGTTGTCTGCCGTACCCGGGCGCAACTGCGTCTTGGTAAGGCGAATCGCAACGGGTTCGAGAGCCGGGGGAACGATCAGCTTGCGTGCGCGAGCAAAAATCTTGTTTCCAGCGATGTCCTTGAAGTTCTGACGAATGCCAACCATGCCGTTCAGCAGGGTCGATTCGTTCAGATCAGCCTGAACAAGAGGTGTGTTCGGGATCGTACCGCCATCAATCGGATGGCTGTAGTTGATCATCGAAACGCCGTCGCCGCCAACAGACGCATTGTACACGTTACCCGTGTTCAACACGTTAGCCGCATAGATTTCCTTCGTCTGATGGAAGGATTCAATGAGGCCAAGGTTCGTCGGCTTGAACTGGCTCTTGTAAAGGTTGTCATCAATCGCCTTGCGGGTGATCGAATAACCAAGGCCAATTTCGTTATGTTCCTGATTGTAAACATAACGTTCGCCAGCCGCGTTATCGAACTGGGTGTTGCCACCTTCGCTTTTAAGCTGGGCAAGACCCAGATAACGCATTTCAGCGGTGCGTTCCAACGCCATGTTCGACTTGGTGATTTCAAACACCTTGTCGTACTGGCTGGGGATCATCGCATACTTGCCTTCAACGCCACGGAGACCGGGGAGCAAAAGGTCACGGATTTGACTAAGATTAATAGCCATTGTTCGTGTCTCCTATCAGGTGCCGGTTGTGACGCGGAAGTCTTGGAAGTTGAACGCGACAAGAATCTGGTTATAACCAGACGTAATGTCGGTGCCGTTCGCTCCCGGAGGCGCTTGGATCAAACCAACAACGCGGAAAGGCAGCGTCGTCGTGGACGGGCTGAGCGTCGTTTGATCTGCATAAGCACCCGACTGACCGGACAGAGTGTTCGGCGTGCCAAGGGCAAAGTTCACGTTTTCGTTGGTGTTCGCGAGGGCAATCGCGGAAGTCGAACCGCCCGCCTGAACCTTGAAAACAGCCTGAGGATCGGTAACGACATAAGCCGTCACATCACCCGTCGCGCCGGAACCCGGCCACGAAGGCGACCAAACCGTGCGGCCAAGGGCCGTGTTAAGGTAGGTGCAGCCAATGAAAATGCCCGAAATCTGGGTAGTGCCAGCCGTCGAGCGAGTGACATAACCAGTGCTGAGGGACGTAACGGGATCACCCGAATAAACCGCGTTGGTGTCGCCATTGGCAATCAGACGAGTCTGCTGACCAAGAGAACCAGAACGGCCATCAAGGAACCCGGCAAGCTGAAAACCAAAAGGCGCGTTTGTGTTCGCCATAGGTAGACTCCTGTCGGACGGGCCTCACCAAAACAGCGCGTTTTGTTTCAACCCATGAAGGAAATCCGCTACGGCGCGCAGCGGGTTACAACCATAGCTCTATCACTAAACCTAGAGTTGAACAAGAGGGGGCGCTGCCCCCTCAAGTTATTCACGAGGAATGTTAACAGGGCCGTAGTTTTTGCGGACAGTCTTGTTATTCGTGTCAAAAGTTCCCGGCGTAGACTGACCCAAAGCTTGATTTTGGTCGATAACCACTTGCCGTGCCGCGGCAATGTCGCGCTGGCGGACCATTTCGCTGATTTCCGCCGGGCGTTCCATCAGAATCATGCCCTTGCGCTCGATTGCGCCGCGATATCCCTTGGGCATCATGTACGGATGGCGGGCCGTATCAACGGGTTCCCACCCATCTTGGGCCAGTTCGACCTGATATTCTTCGTCAATCTGCCCGGCAGTGGACTTGCGCTTCCAATTGTAATCCCAACCCTCAGGGATTTCCGCTGGGTCGATGTAAAAATCATCATGCAAAGCCTTATCGGGATCATTAATCCGCAAACGAGCGCGCAACTCTTCGGTGCGGACAGCGGCCTCGCGAACTCCACGCATCTTTGGCGCTTCAGTCGTCTCTTTTGCTTCTACGTTCATGATTTGTTCTCCAAAATTGTCGGTTTCGCTTAGATATTTGGGGGGGCGGCCCGGCCCACGCTTGATTTCGTTCATGGTTACCCCATCAATCTGCCAGTTTGGATGTAATAAAGCTTGTTTGCAGCGTATTCATCCTCATCGATGTCCATATCACGCGCCATTTCGCGTTCCGCAGGCGTTAAAGTCACGTTTGCAACGCGACCATTGCCCGAAATAGACACGCTAGAGGACCGAGATACCGGTGCTGCGGCCATCGCCATGCGGGATTGGTGCTGCTTTGAAGCATTTACCGCTTGATTCTGGCCCTTCATGCCAAGCTGTTGCTCCAAAAAGTTAAAATATTCAGGTGTATCGACCTGAATATCTTCCGCAACAGCATTAAAATGTGCTGCGGATAGACGATTCATTGATTTTGGATCATCAACAATGTGCCGATTGGCACGAACCCACTGTTGGGATGCAGAAGAAAGGCCTGCAATGCGTTCTTCAAACGCATCACGAGGCATTTGTTGTACCGGAGAAGGCTCTGGTTGCACTCTTTGTACGGGTTGTTGCGCCCGATATTCCAATTCCTCGCGACCTTGCTGAAGCGTGGACAACCTCGCTTCAATTTGGGCCATCTGGCGCTGAACTTTAGCCGCCTTTTGGTAATCTCCCTGCTCCAAAAGCGTGGCGTAATCCCGCTCCAACATTTCTGCATCGCGTTCGTAGGTGGCGATTGCGTTGGTTAGCGCGACATGCTGCGAGTCATTGATTTGGGTTTTGTAGGAATACGCTTCTTCCTCACGCTGGCGAGCAATCTTTTCCGCCTCAATCTTCTGGCGGCGTGCTTCTTCTGCTTCACGGCGCTTGTCTTCTAACTGACGCTTGAGCAGTTCAATTCCATCTTCGGCTTTGTTCTGCGGCTCAGGTACGGAAGGTTCGACTTTTGTTGGCTCTGCGCCAATATCAATGTCGGGTTCTGACACCTTGCCTTTGAGCGGGACTTCAATTTCAATTGGGTCGAGTTCAGACATTTGTTCAATCCTCAAAAAGCTGCATCAGGATGCGGGATTGCCATACGGATGTGCGTATCTTGAACCATGCGGCACAAAACGCCGTTGATTTCAACGCTCCAACCGTCAGAAACGCGAAGAACAATCCAGTCGCCCAGATCAATATTCTGTCCGTTAAAGGATGTTTTTTCATCGTCCACAAAGGCGAGGGGGCCTTTTTTGACCACAAGGCCTACTTTGCCTTGATAATCGTCTTCTTTGCGAACTGTATCGGGGAGGTAAAGCCCCATGTTGGTCTTCTCAGGGCGTTTATAAACCGCCAAAAGAACCCAGTTATTGAAGATTTTGATGTCGTCTAGCTTGCCAATTTTATTCCAAAGGTCTTCACGCGGGTCTACCGCGTGTTGCATTACCATAGCCATGTTGTGCCTCTATCTCGCTTTTTCAGGTTTGCCAGCCAACTGATCGTTGACTTCTTTTGCCCAGATCAGAGTATCTTTGATTCCTGCGATGTATCCGGTTTGTCTTTTGTACTCCTCTAAGGTTTGGGCAGACCCGGATGAAAGCGCTTCAATCCGGGTTGCCAGTTCTTCTTCCAGACGTTCCCGTAATTTTCTGTACAGGAACAAATCAAGTGAGTTCACTATTCGGCCCCATCTGCGGGCGGCCACTTAGCCTTCTCAAGCCGCCCAAGGCCACTGCCCGAACCATATTGGTCTTCCTGATACTTGGGCATTCCCCTTACGCGGCCACCTGCTTTACGCATCGGGGGAATTGGAGGAGCCATGCCGCCGGGACCACCAGCCATAGCTCCAAGGCCCGGGCCAGCGCCCGCAGGAGCAGGCATCGGACCCATCGGAGGCATTGGCATAGCGCCCGGAGGCGGCATCGGGGGAAGACCGCCCATGATACCCGGAGGCATCGGCGGCATTGCGGGCTGATTCTGCTGCGGGGGAGCAATGTTAATCGTCACATTGGTCTTGCCCTTAGCCTTGGTACGGCCACCAGTCGCGCGATGAATCCGGCCACCATGCTTACGGACACCCGCGCCTTCTTCTTGAGCCCTCCGGCGCAGGCGTTCCATTTCACGCTTGGCCGCTTCCTGCTGCTCAGCAGTCATCTCTTCATTAGAATCTTTTTGGAAGATGGAACCGCCATCTTTAAGCCCCTTCATGGACTTTTGGCGATCATGCTTTTTGTCGAGGTCTGACTTCTCCCAAGCAGCCATGCTCATATGGTGCTTTTTAGCCAGCTTCTTGTCTTGCGCCTCGTCTTCCTTGGAACCTTCCCAAGTGACCTTGCCGCCCTTTTTGGCGGGCAAAGAGCCAATACCGGCAACGCCAGACTGTTTTGTCATAAACGGCTTCGGCGGGGCGGACGGTAGACCTTCGCGTTTCTTGCGCATCGCCAATGCACCAACAATCTTTTTGCGCTGAACCGGGTTGGACGAGATTATGCCACCCGCAGCCTTGCGCGGCTTTTTTCCAAGATTGCCGCCGCACATCATGCCTTCGGCATCGACTACCTTTCCACCATGCTTGCGCATCTGGCGGCCAACAGGCATCTTCCCAGCGTTGCCACTGTCTACGAACGGAACGCCATCATATGGTTCCGTGTCACTAAAACCGCGATGCTGAGGCTCTTTTTCAAGCCCCATACGCTTCATCTTTGCTTTGTTGGCTTCACGCGCCTCATGCTTATAGTGAGACATTTTCATACCCTTTCATTAGGGGGACAGGTTGCCCAAGTCAGTTGCTTGAGCATTCCCGTCAGCGCGACTTTCCTGCTCGATTTCTTCAGTCTGCGGCTGAATAAAACTTTCAGCCGTTTTTGCGCTTTCAGGATGCACCGCTATCTCGCGGGCAAGCTGATACATCGCAATTTTTTCGCGGCTTTCACGATCAGCCGCCCTATTCTGGGCATCAGCAGCCGCATCAAGTGCGCGAACTTTAACTTCAGCCAGCTTGGATTGAGAATCCATAAGCTTTGCTTGGGCCGTCATCATTGGCACAGGGTCCTGAGGCGGTGGCGATGGCGGCGCAAATAGTGATTGCGCGTCTTCAATGCCGAGCATTGTCAAAATGCGCATATCAACAGTTTTGGGATCGTAAAGGCCGGGGTTGGCCGTTTGCATTTGCTTGATCGCCATAGCTTTTTGGATACGCGCAGTTTGCGACGGCGTATTTGGATCAGCTACGGGAACAAGATTAGCGTTGTCCAATGCCGAAATTAGAGTTTCGGGGGTCCATGTCCCAGCGGGGAAACGATTGTTCTCCCAAAACGCTTCTGGGCATTCCTTAAACAGTTCCTTGAGAAGCTGGAACTCGCGAGCCTGAGCAGCGTGCATACGCTTATGCGCCGCGCTCATGATCTTTGTAGCTTGCTCGATCAACGCAATCGTGGTGCCAACTGGAGCTTCCGTGTTAGCGTCACCAACGGCCATATCGGCAATACCGCCAAGACGCTGACCGCCTTGCTCGACCATCTGGATCAAGTTCAAGAATGCCGCATCGACACCACGATAAGGCAGGTTAGCAACCATGTTCTGAATTGGCTGACCGCCCGTGTCGATAGCAACGCCACTGCCCGGCGCGACGCGGAATTCATTGGTCAATTGCCGCCCAGCGCTTTTGGCGTAAAGGAACCCCGGGAAGTTGGCGAACATACCATTGTCAATGCAGAGACGAAGAGCCGCCGTCAGGGCCATCGTGGTATTGCCAAGAAGATGCAAGAACCCAAGGCCATAGAAGCCAAGGCCGGGAACAAAGATGTATTCCACAAACACTTGGCGGCGCAGATAACTTGGGTCGCCATCTTTCCACCAACGACGAATCTCAAGAACTTGTTCGCTCGCTTTATCAAGCGTTACACGATACGGAAGCTTGAGCCCGGTGGGTTCCCCGTCTTCCTCGTGTTCAAAGCCGGGGATATCAAGCTCGCAATAGCATTCGTAAATGTCGCGATCCTTGCTTTCCGTGCGGTTATTGGCGTTTTGGGTGATGCCCTGAAGCTGATCTATCTTTTGATCTACAATGTTCTTCTCTGTCGGAGCCATGTCCGACAACGAGACATCGCGATAAATTCCCACCAATTGCATCCGCTTCAAGATTGAAGCAGACATATGAATTGCATGTGTTACGCGAGAACATGATTGAATGTTTGTTTCCGCGTTTGAGACAATTACGTCCTTCACATCCACAAACTCAGATACAGGCCTGCGGCGCAGCGGGCAGTAATAAACCTTTTTGAAGGCAGTTCCGCCAAAGCCCAGAGAGAAAAACAAACGCTCCGTGTCCGGGTAATATTCTGGCGCGGTGACCGTCAGATAGTGATTAAAGTCACGCTCAAGAGCCAATGCGGAAACGCTGCTTATGAGGCTTTCAAGGCCATCATTGCGAACGCGGACTGGACCTGTCGCAGGGAGCATCTCGCCACGGGCATTAGACTGGAACCTGACGACCGATTCGATCAGCAGGGGGTGGCGGACGGTTGATTGACCTTCGACCGCCGTAGAGCCATCTGAGGCGTTTGAGCGGGGCGTTTCAATCTTGGTGCCAAGAAGCTCAAGGCCAGCCACATATTGCTGAAGCCATTCTTGACGTGATTCGTCGTCTTGCTTGATGAGGCGAACAAGCTCAGAACCAAGACCGGCAAGAACATCCCCGGAGATTTTGAGCGCAAGGTTTTCATTAAAATCATCGCTTTCGACCGAACTGGCCGGGGCATTGAAGTTAATGGAAACGGACCCGTCAGGAAGTTCAACGCGAAGTATGTTGTTCTTGTTTTGTTCTTTGTCGGATTTGCCATCGAGGGCAACTTGAACCTGTACGGGAGGCAGATTGGAGTAATCTGTCCCGGCGACCGGATTTTGCCGCATATTGAGCGGGGCAAGGGGCATGATGCACTACACCGGGTACAGAGGTTGTGATCTTTGAGGTTTATATATCATAGATTGTGTGCGTTCCGCTACTATTTCGGCGGGCTTTTGGGCAAAGCCTATGACCCGGAGGTGGGTAAGGGCTTGAACGGTGCTATCCACAAGGTCGTCGTGATCGCCGCGTGGAAAGACTTCTGCCTGAGTTATTACCTTATCCGCCCATTCAAATTCGGGCGCATATACCATGCCGTCTGAGAACAGATGCTGAACGGCATAAGCGCGAGCTACTTTGTCGCCGCGACCCGGGTCCACAAGCTGGATGCCAAAATCTTCATTACTGAACAGGCGGCGCAGTTCTTGTGCGACGGAATGACCTGCCGCCTTGGATTCAATGAGAAGCTTGTCGATTTTGAACTTTTTACAAAGCGTCCCGACTTTATTTACCAGCGGGGCCAACTCTAGGCGGTCCTGCCATGCGTAGATCATCATGATCCGGCGATTATCCTGCCTGTCAGTCCAGACGCCCCAGATGGTTAGGGCGGAATAGTCGTTTTCCTGTTTGGTCGTGTAGGCGGTATCGAGTGACGCGACAATATATTCAAAATCAGGATAGATCAGTTTGCTGCGGCCTTCGGCTCCTGAGATTTGTTCATCCCAAAGAATCCACCAATCGCGCTTGATGATACCGCCGCCCCGTGGCATGGGGCGCTGTTGAAGCTGTCCTGCTGCGGCGTATGGGCCAAGTTTGCCTTCAAGCTCCTTGACTTCTTCTTCGCCAAAACGGTCTTCGACAAGCAGCTCGCCTTCTTCGCGCTCATCGACAAAAAATGGGGTAACGCAACGGCGATCAGCCTCAAACCGCATGGGGAGGCAGAGGTGCGTCCAGTTCCCCACATCTTTTGACAGGATATGGCCGGTCAAATCGTGCGTATGCAGGCGCTGCATAATGACGATGTATGCGCCAGTCTTGGGATCGTTAAGTCGTGTCGAGAGAGATTGGTCCCACCATTCCAAAGTGGATTCCCGGACCAGATCGGATTCGACTTCATTGGCGTTGTGAGCGTCGTCAACAAGAATGATGGTGCCGCCTTCACCGGTCAGCGCGCCGCCAACTGAGGTTGCTAGGCGATAGCCGCCTTTATCATTGTCGAATCTTACTTTGGTGTTTTGGTCCGATGTGATTTGGAATCTTTGTCCCCAATGTTTTTGATAGAAGGGGCTTTCGATCAAGCGCCGGGTTTTGATGCTATCGCGGATGGAAAGCGATTGGGCGTATGACGCAAACAAAAACTGGACCTGCGGGCCGGAAAGCGGCCCCTTTTTACTTTGTGCCCATACCCAAGCGGGGAAACTGACGGATACCATGCTGGATTTGGACGTGCGGGGCGGCACGTTAATGATAAGCCGCCGAATATCTCCGCGAACAACGGCTGCCAGATGTTCCGCAATGGCATCCAAATGCCAGCCCCAAACGTATGGATTGGGGTCTATGTATTTCCAAGCTCCCTCGACGAACTCTGACAGGTTTTCTTCGTAATTTTGGCGCTCCAAGGCCTCATACGCGGCGTCAGGGTATTGGGAGATGGCTTCCTCTATACTACGGGCGGTATAGAGTTTGGGGTTATTCATCAATCTCTTCCGCTGTTCCCTCGATAACGTTTTGCTTGCGCAACTTTATCGTCTCCATCAGGCGGATGCGTTCGTCATAGTCCAGACCGCTAAAGTCAAACACAACCGATGGTTGTGAGGACTTTTCTTCCTCTGGCTTGTCTTTCCATCCCATACGGGCTTTTGTGATGTAAATTCCCGCCTGAATTGATGACGGGCTATCTTTCATGGCTTGCTGGTAAAGGTTTTCCACAACCAGAGCGTTTGCCATGTCGCGGCCCATGCGCAACTCAAACTTATACTTCTTTTCGAGCCAGCTTTTGCTGATTCCTAATATATTGGCGATACTTTCGATTGTATGTCCCATCTTGGCGAAGCCGGTGATAGCGCGGCGCACCTGATCTGAATCGTCGATTTTGTGTTTGCGGGTTGAACGAAGAACTTCTGGCGGCGCGACTGGCATGATTTCCGCCTTTGTGTAGGGCCTTTTGGGACGGCCAATGACCTGCCCTTTCCGCGTTTTATGTCCAAGTTTGCGCTTGGCGGGCGGCGGCAGAGTTTGAATGGGTTCATTCTCGTTTTGTTCGCTCATGCGACAAGATTTATGCCCTTTTGGTTAAAAGTGCAATGTGTTATGTTTTGCCCTCTCTGATAGAGGAGAAAACATGATGGAAGAGCGTCATACTTGTTGTGATAAGTGTCGGTTTTTCTTGGAAGAGCCAAATGAGACGTATGGGGAGTGTCGGCGTCACGCGCCTGTGGTTCGGATGCAAATAGAGGACACGGCTACATGGTGGCCGGTGGTTGAAAGAAATGACTGGTGTGGTGAATATTTTTGGCGCGAAAATCTCGGTAGAAACTGAGCGTGAGGGGAATTTGACGGTGTACCGCGTTGAGGTGTGGGGTACGCCGCCAAATGACTATTCCCGCGTTTACACCATGCGGACGAAGACCCCGGAGGAAGCTTCATCGGAAGCCATAAACAGGTTTACGGCTGAGATTTCTGCTTTGGTGGGGGATAGCTTTTGACTTGGTGTCTGCCGGTAAAATACGGCGTGCTGGAGAACGTCGTATAAAGTTCCTTGGTTTTTGCGTCTTGCCAGACGTTCAGGAGCGCCCGGTATTTGTGGCGGGGGTCTTTTGAGAGAACCAGATCGCCGTCTGGTTCTTCATAGACATAATAGCCTTCGAATGATTCATCCAGTTCAGGGCGACGCAGCCAGCTAAGTTGAGAATGGAGCAGCGTTGCCATAAGTTTATCTGCCATGATTGTCCCCTATGGCTTGTTTGAATATATCAGAGAACAAGCAGGGTGTATTTTTTATCCAATCCTCATCGACATATTTGATGATATCCCGCCAGTACGTTTCAAAAACGTGGATGGCATTTGCATTTCCGGCTCGGCGGCTGGCTTCTTCTTTAAGGTTCGGATCGAAGAGCCACGGGCGGGAGAGGTCGAGTGGGCAGGCCAGCTTGTAGTTCAGGATCACTTTCGAATCGGCTAATTCCGGCCTTTTATTCAATTCTACAGGCAGGACTACGCCGCCCTGTGCCCAAGTGGGGGATTTGAGGGCTTCCGGGATTGCCTCAAGCCAAGCTCCGATAAAAGCGTTTTTCGGTGGCGAGACCATAAGAGCGTTGCAGATTGAGGTTCTAGCCTCGTTTTCGTAGCTGAGGACAAGGCGGTTATGCTGTTGGGCGATTGAACGCAAATCATCAACATCCATGCGCAGGAGGATGTCTGTATCCATGTATATGCCGCCTTGGGCATAAAGGATTTGGAGGCGGAGAACATCAGAGATGTATTGCGGGTATTGGATTTGGACGCCGCCAATTTCTGTTGGCAGATCAATATGTACAACCTCTGCGCGAGATTGACTTGCGGACTCGCGTAATGCGGGAGTTTCTTCATTGGCCCAGACAATGATTTGGGATTTTGGCTGATATTTACGGGCGAGCAGGAGCGCCGCGTGATTTACGAGGGACCACGGGCGTGTGCTGGGGGTAACGGGGTATATGAAGTGGATTGTATCGGGGATCATAGGCCGTCTCCTACTTTGTAGGACAGTTCGACAGGGACTACGGCGATAGTTTTCTTGGTGACGCGCTTGGCGGCTTCTTTAGCGCTGTAGCGAGAAATCTGGCTCAAGTATTGGATATCTTCCATCTTAACGCCGGGCATGTTGAGGATAGCGTCAATCAAACGTCCCGGTATCCCTGCCGCCCTTACGGACATATCTCTCGGCTTTTTGGGCCGCCCACGCCCCTTTTTGACTGGGGCAGATTTGGGTTGTTTTTTACCTGCTTTTGTACTGGCGTTACTGGCTCCGGGACATGCCCAAGAATCTGCTCCCGCTGTAAGTGCATGACCTGCCTTTCCAGCTTTTCTGCGTAAAGCCATCTCATCCGCAGAATCCTGTAAGTCAAAGCTCCTAACGCCTTCAGTTCCCGATCTTCCATCTTCTTTTCCATCATTTCACTCTCCACATACAAACTCCGTCGCCAATCATCCTGACAACGAACTTCATCCCTTTGCGCTTCCCCGTGACATTCGCCGCGCCACGAAGCCGCATAACCTCCGCAGGGTCATTAGCCGCCCCCGGAAACGTAATGCTATCGCCAACCTCCATAAACTGAAGAGGGTACTTCAACCGCCCGCTCTTCGCCGCAGGAATAGGTTTGTTGCTTTCTATGATCATATGCCCCCACTGAGCTGCTGTTCTTTGATAGTTTGTATGGTGTTCACTTGTTCATGTCAAGGATTTGCTTTATTTTATACAATGTTCATAGATGGAGAGCTTAGATGATTAACCGCCGCTTTATTATCAAAGGGTTAGTGGCCGCCCCTGCTATCATAGCGGCGGATCGGCTGATACGCCACGGTTTACGGGATTGGATTGGATGGCGAATACATTGAGCATGTGATCTGGGAGCCAATGAGTGTGGCGCACTTTGGCGGCACGCCCGCCATAGATCAGTTTCGCGAAGTGACGGATTGGGTCTACAGCTTCCCCGTCCAAATCGATCCTATCCCGCGTTCCAGACGCCTGCTGCCAGACGAAATCGTTCCGCCAAACACCATCTCCACCAGCGACTATCGCATCTTCGCCACACGCAGGTACGAGCGCATCCCAGCCACCCGCCCACACCAGATAACATTTCGACGTGCTTTCAATTCGAACAAAACCGAACAATAGCGAACTGATCGCCTTTGTTGGCTGACTTGCTCACTCACAGCTGTCAATCTCCGGACCATCGGGGCTGCAATAGTGCTTCCCGATATATCCGGAGGCTACATGCAAGCCAATGCTTCTGACCACCTGACGCCGCGCGACGCTGCAAAATACATCGGCCTCGCGCCTACTACGATGGCGAAAATACGCTGCCGTTCCAACGATGGTCCGCGCTTTATGCGCCTTGGCCGCAAAATCCTGTATGCGCGTTCGGACCTCGACACTTGGCTTGCCGCGAGGCGCGCCAGTTCCACAAGCGATGCGGACGCGCGTTTGCCGCGTCGCCTGACCGATAACGTGGCCAGCGCCACGTAACGCAAACCAACGCCCGCCGCGAATACTTAAAAAAAGCCCCGCCAACGCGTGGGAAGCGGACGGGGCCAAACAAAGGTTACACTTGTATGCACAAAAATTGTACCACGCCGAAGGGCGTGAAGGCTAGTGGCTTGCCTATTGAAAGCTTGACCGCCAAGTGGGGTGGTTTTTTGTTGGGCGGGGGGACCCAAAAGGGGGTGGGGGTATATTGCTGCTCTGCCTAAATGCAACTTAGCTATGAGTTTTTGCTGATTTTACGGGGAGGGGGTGTGGGTACACCTCTTCTTTGCGCAAGTGCAATTTAGCTACAAGATGCTCTGCGTTTGGTGGGGAGGGGGGTCCCTGTCTGGATAGGGGACCCTACGGGCAGGGGGGTCTGGGGGGGCCTCTCCGTACCCCATCTGTTCTCACTTTGTCCCATGCCGCAGAACGGGTGGGGGACAAACAGGCAACAGCTGCGGACAAACCATGAACGCTTCTCCGGGCGGGGGAACAAACCGTGAACGAATGTGCGACAAACGCGGACAAAGCATGAACGGTCGCCCTGCGGGATACAATCCTGCAACCTATCCGAAAGAATACAACCTTAGGTAGGTATCCACCCCGTGATTCTGGACACACTATCGCGCCGATGCAATCTCCGGTTGTAGGGAACATATCGTGAACGGGCAGGCTGCAATGTGGTGCGTAAATACCGCATGCGATTAAACGGGCAGGGAAGGCCGCTGGCGGGCGAAAGCGATTGCAGGTAGGTAGCACGGGCGGAATGTGAAACGGGCGC